AGTGGGCGCTCGCCTGCGCGTTGGGGTTGGTGAACCAACCCGCGCCGATGTTCTCCGCGATGGAACTGTTCTCGCCAGTTTCCATCGTGTGCAGTACGACCCACTTCGACTTGCGGTCGTAACTACCCGAGTTACTGAAATTAGGCGACACAGCGATGCTGTCCGCCAGGGGGCTATCCTTCTCCAACAGAAGCATTACTCTTCCTCCTTCTTCTTGGTCTTATCTAAAGCGGGGTGGCCGGGCTGGAAACTAGTAGTCCACAGCTCACGGCTCACCCACTCCTCCACCTCACCGGGCAGCGGCGGCGGAGGCGGCGGGGAACCGGCGGCGATATGGGCATCGAGACGGTTGATGTGCGAGATTGCAATGCTCATCACCCAGCGAGCCTTATCTGCCGTCGAGTGAGCCTCGGCTTCGCGGGTGCGCACCTCGGACTCCAGCGTGCGCCGCGCCTCAGTCTCCTCTCGCAGGTGCTTCTCCAGGTCACCGATGCGGCGCTCCAGAGCCTCGATCAAAACCTTGTTCGACTCGTGCTTCGCCTGCTGCCGCCCGGTGATGAAGGCGAACACAGCCGGGATCAGGGTGCCCAGGATTACACCCCCGAGCGCCCAGACCTCCGGCGGGAATAGGTCGGACTTCATTTACACCTCCGATATCATGTCAGACAGGGTATTGGGGAACAGGTGCATGTGGTGTTTCTTCCTTCTCTTACTGCGAGGTATTATCCTCACGCTGCCATGCGTTATCAAAGGCATGACGGGGAGTAAAGTCCGTGTCGGGGCGTCCCCAGTCAATCGGTGCCCACTCGGTCATATCCCAGGGGAAGTCGTTCACGTCGAAAGCGAGGGCCGGGTCTGCCAGGAAGCGCTCAGCCAGCGCTCCCCGGAGGTCGCCGCCCTTACCCCACGGGTCCACACCGTAGAGAGCCTTCTCCGTCTGCCCGTCCTCCGCGTTAAAAGCGTGACACCATGAGTTCGTATCCGTGCCCACAAGCCCGTACCGCTGCGCCGCCTTAATCAATAGCTGAGTCAGGGGGTTATACGGTGCCCCGGTCTTGGGGTTGAACTTCGGATCTACATCCGCGCGCACTCGACCCCACTGACCGTGCACAGGGGACTTGTCCTTCTCGGTAGCGGGGGACTTACCATCGGTACCGCTGGCGGGGTAGCTGGGTGGGTTGCCCTTGGCCACCGCACCAAAGGTGAAGGCTAGGGCGTGCTGGATTTCCCCGGCGCGCACCTCGTTAATGCCGATGAATCCGAGGTTGTTGTGCATACGGGCGACAGCGCTCGAACCGCACTGCAGGGACGTAGCGTAGTTGGTTTCCGCCAAGTCCTCCAGTCCCGGATTGTTCACGCTGAATCCCATCTCGCCCTTCCACTCACCGGCTTCCGAACGTTCCACCATAAAGAACTCGCGCATGATGCCCGTACCGACGTCATAGACAGCCATGCCCCGGTCACCATTTCGCGCGGGGCGCGCATACGGAGGGATCGGGATGTCACGGCTGTACACCGCTCGGATCTTCGGGTCCATAGCGGGGAAGCCGCCTCGCGTCTGCATGTTTACTCGCGGGCACGCAGGGTGCCGGGAGTCCACGACGTACAGTGCAATCGGTGCGGTGCCGTATGCGCTGGTGTTCAGCGACGTGACAACACCCCATCCCGGCTTACGCCCATCACCATACAGACCCCAGGGGTCCGGCGTGTTCTTCTGCATCCACGCCGCCATAGCAGCTGAGTTAGGTGCGAGGGGCATCTTAGATACATCACGCTGCCAGATGGTACCCTTCCCTAGATACTTCCCAGGCATAAAAATGCTCGGGATGACATACGGGTATGCGTTCTTAGCCTCGACAGGTACCCACTCGCCACCGCTCTTTACGAGAGGCTGGAGCGGCATCTTCATACCACCCTTATTGATGCTCGCTGACATTCATACTCCTAACTAGCGAGAGGGAGATGCGTACAGCTTGAAGCTCTTAATCTTCACTGCGTTGCTCTCACCAATAAACAGCTTAGAATACGGACCGTACTCGCTGGGGGCAAGGGGGGAGAAGTCCTGCACAGCGCGCTCTCCAGAGGGGGCCGTGATGACCACGCGCCCGTCCAGGCAGTCGAAACGCCACACACCGATGGGGGAACCGGCGTTGATGGTTGAGACGACACCATCCTGTGTGCGCTCGTCGAGTACAGACGTGCCGTCGGCGTTCATTCGCACCGAAGGAAGCACCTTGCTGGTTGAGTTCATAACCTGCTTCGGCTGACCAAAGGTAAGAGTAAACGGGGTGGACGCGGTAACCTCAGACACCTCAATCTCTACCGAAACGTTGGGGGTTCCAGTATTAAATACGAGGGATGCCTCCAGGTTCTTGATGCCGGTATTGACCGCCGCGCCGTCAGCTCCAACTACCCAGCCGTCGGGCTTCACTACGCCGCCAATGGTGTGCTCGCCTACGCCGTGCTGGTTCCATCGGACCTCGGCAGTACCGCCTGCAGCGTTGTTCCATCGGGCGCCGTCTCGGATCGCAAAAGGGTGGCGCCCGGCGCGGTTTTCCTCGGGTACCGGCGGGATCAGAATCTCTCCCTCGCGACCGGCGAAGACGTCCGACGCGACGAGTACTCGGCCCTTGAGGGAGCCAAACTGGAAGGGCCAGGAACCGGGGGCGGCCAACTTGAAGTTATCCGAAGCCTCCGCAGTGACAGCTACCGGGGTGAAAGCATCGCCAGGCACCACGTGTTCGCCAGGGCTGGCGGGCTCGCCGTCAATCTTCCACGATAGACCCGCCTGTAGCGGAATGGTGATAGTGCGTCGGCGGTAGTTAGGGTTCGGGCGGTACGGCTTGACGGGGGTGGGCTCGGTGAAGGTGCCTTCGCGCAGCCACACCACAGGAACACCGTACTTAGTCTCCTCAGCGGGGGGCTCCGTCGAGTGCTCGACCCAGAAACCCTGCGCCTTCGCCTGCCGCTCTGCCGTCCAGCCGTCGGCGCCACCAGCGGGGATCAGCTCACGCACACCCTCCAGGGCCGCACCAGTCAGGTGGCCACGCTCATCAACCTGGGGGACGCGGAACGTCTGCTCAGCCATATACATACACCTCTATTCGGGTAATGGTACAATAGATCACGGTCAATGATGTGTTCCCTGCGGAGCATTACCCGGAGCCCTCACGCGATAATCGGTGCGCGTGAGGGCTCTTCTCTTTATCTAGTGTACCGCTAAGACACCTCGAAGAACGCCGGGACAGTGACCTGAATCTTGGCTCCGGTCGTGGCGGCCCCGTAGTGCTTCACCTCGCGGGTGTCCTGCGGAATCCACACACTGCCCTTGCTGGCAAGACCGTTCACCGTGAACTGCGGTGCCGGGGACTCCGCGGGCAGGTTAGCGATAACCGCGCCGTCCGCGAAGTCCTTCGTGCTCGTCATCTCCAATCGCACAAAGCCGTAGCCAGTGTTGGGATCGACAGCAATGTAGCTACGGCCCTCCTCAGAGGTGACACCCTCCACCGGAACGATTGGGTACGACTTCACCGGAGCCGCCTTGTCTCGCTCCTTCGGTCGAGTAGACTTCGTGAACTTATCCACCTGGACATAGACGTTATCACCAAGCTCGCGCCAGAGGCGCACCGGCTGCTCTGCTCCCGGAGGGTTGGGGATACCCACCGTAGTACAGTGCGCGATGTCCAGATTGTTCACCCAACCCTCGACGTAGAATCCCCAACGCGCGCCGCCCTCGGACGGGCGCACGAGCGCGGCAGTACAGCTAGTGATGATGGTGTGTCCTGCACCCGCATCGCAGACGTAGAAATCAGCCGCCTTGTTCTTCGCGGTCGCGTTAGCCTGAGTGGGGGCGTAGCTAGACGACTCACCTCGGCAACCCACCAAGGCGTTATCGCCGTATCGGAGAATGAAGCCGTGGCCGCCGTTCTCCTGCGCTTCGCACCCAGTGAACGTACACTTAGTGGCTGCAATGTACCAGCCCGCGCCGTTCTTCTGTGCCTCACGGTTGGGGTTCTTCGGACCCCCCATCTCCATATCAGACTTACCACCTTCGAGGCAGTACAGCTTCTCCACCGTGGTGTTCGAGTGGGTGTACCAGGAGGTCGAGTTAGTGAACTTGGTCTGAGAGGTGTAGATCTCAATGCCCGCGTGGTCACCGCCGCCCTGGTTGGAGCCGCCGATGTCCGCACCGAAGAACTTGTTGTCCGCCGCTCCCGCATCTCCCTCGGGGTGACCGGGGGGCTTGCCGACAATCAGTCCCGCCTTCTTGGAGTGGCGAACCTTGAGTCCGAAACACTTCATCGCCTGGTCGTCGTTACCGATAATGGCGATGCCAACCTCCATACCCCACACTTCAACGAAGTTCAGGGTGGATACACAGTCCGGGTCGGCAGGGTCCTTGCCCAAGTCCGTATTGAACAACACGCCGTAGACACCATCTAGCGGGGCCTGAATCTGCAACCCGGAGCGGTGGCTACGAATCATTAGGTCGGTCACGCCGAATCGCAGCATCGACGCGTCCTTCTTGCGCTTGAGCCACGAGCCGGTGTGGAACACCCCCACCTTATCCTGCGCCGCCTCGCCGGTGACCGGCTTACGGGGCTGAGCGATAATCTGGGTAGAGTTCATGCCCGCGCCACGTACCAGCACGAAGCCCTTCAACTCAATGTAGGGGTCTTCCACACGGTACGTACCCGCAGGAAGGTACACCGTACCACCGCCTCGCGCGGCCACCGCATCAATAGCATCCTGAATTGCCTTGCGACTGTCTCGCGAGCCGGTCGGGTCTGCGTTGTACGGGGGCAGAGTTACGTCCACCTGCATCAGCGACACCGACTGCGCGGGAGCCCCTGCAGGAGCGGCTGGCTGGGACGCTAGGACACGACGGGCGACGGCCTCAACTGCCGCGTCGCCGTCACCCTCGAAGCGCGACTGCGCGTTCAGTGTCGCAACACGGTAGGTGCTCATCGCTGCATCAACTCCTTAACTTGCTTCTCAAGCGTCGCGATGCGCCGCTCGTAGGGGAGCACGCCCTTGATCCAGGCGCGCACGCGGTTCTCCACCCAGGCGCTCGGGGGATTGTCGTAAGGGTTCTCCTCCGGCTCGTCCTCGGAGCCGGTGCCAACCTTGAAGGTTCGGTCAGTCACGTACAGGTGACCAATGCCCAACTCCTCCGCCTTAGCAAAAACATCGTCAATGTTCTGCTCGGTGACGCCGTGGATAATGTGCCAGAATCGCCACGACGGGAACTGCTTGTAGTGGTCCGGGTGAATGTACTTCGTCGCCGGGTCCAGGTAGCGAGTCGCGTTCGACTCATAGGAGAGCACGACATCGCACGCATCCATCATCGATGCCGGTGTGTTCGAGCCGGGGTTGATGATAATCAACGTGTCTCGCCCGAGCTCCTGCTTGAGGCGCTTGTACAGGCGGGTGTAGCCAGCAATGATGGTGTCCTGCAACGCCTGGTCAATCCACGGGGAGGTTTCATCCAGGAAGATGTTCACCGGAATGTGGGGGTAGTCCTCCTTCACCGCCTTCGCAGAGCGAACGATGAAGTCCTCCGTGTAGCTGGTGATAGCCGACATATCCACGTTGAGGTTCTGCGCCACCTTCTGCCGGTACGACTCCGGGATACCGGAGAACATCGCACCGTGCCGAGTCTTGATATAGAACGCGACACGACGCGCGCCTGCAGCGAGCGCGATCTCTCCCTGCTTGGCGAAGTCCGGGTCGGGACGTTTGCTCAGCCAGTCACCACTGGAGCGGTTCAGCAGGACGATACCAAGGGTGCTGCTGAACTCCAGGAACTTAGACCACTTGGAAGACGCGCCGTTGTAAAAGTCCGGCCACGTGTAGGTGACGGGCGAGTAGTAGCGCTCGCCGGACTTGAAGCCGAAGTCCTTCTCGCGTGTCTCGAATCGGCTGACCTGGCGGGTGACTTCGGCTTCAACACCTACGCGGGTCAGGATTTCATACGTAGCCACTAGTCAGTGTAGGTGGTGATTTCAAGAACACCGGGGCTAACCTGGCGGACGGTCGGAGCCTTGGGGGCTGCTGCCAGCTTGGAGGTAATCTTGGTGTCCACCTCTGCCAGAGTCTCGGTCTTCCACTGGGTCTTAGCGGTAGTCAGCGCGGACGCGATAGCCTCGCTCACCTTGGTTTCGGTTGCCACGCCAGCGGGCACGGCGGGCAGCTTCGCAATCTCTGCCGCGATAAGGCGGGATACCTCAGCGGAGCTAACGCCCGTGCCGGTAGCCTTCGCCAGCTCGGAGCGAACGATAGCGGTCACAGCTGCGTTGTCCAGGCCCGGTGCCGGGGCGGGGATAGCGCGGATAGCAGCAGACACCAGCTCATTGACCTTAGCCTCGGTTACGCCGGGGGTGGGTGCGGGGAGCGCCTGGACAGCCGCGCGGATGCGTCGGTCTACTTCCTCGGCAGACACGCCGGGGGTCTGCGCGGGGATAGCGCGAACAGCCGCCTGCGCCGCGGCGGTGGCGAGTCGGGTGACGTCAGCTTCGGTGATGCCGGGGCCTGCCTCCGCGAGCTTGGCGGTGACTACTTCGTTTGCGATAGCACGTACTCGGGCTTCCTCGATGGAGCCGGAGCCGCCCTCACCGCCGAGGTTAGCTAGTTCCTTGCTGACGACGCGCTTGATGATGTCTTCGGTGGTGTCGGCCACCGATGAAAGCGCCGGGACGAAAGTAGCAGAGTCGGGCCAGCCGAGCTTCTGTGCGAAGTTGCTCATGGAGTCTCCTTGGAGTCTTACGTGTACACAATAAGCCCTGCCCCGAAATCTAGGAGGCCGGGGCAGGGCTTACTCATATTGTACCATCTTGCGGCTACGACTGCGGCTTGACCATCACACCGAGAGATGTCTCGCCAACACTCGGTGAATGGGTCACCGAGTACACGATGCCGGATAGTGTTCCGTCGAACGACCGACCCATCTCGGAGCCGTAGGTGCCGTAGATGTTCACCGTGTCTCCGATGGACACCTCGGGTCGGTAGCGGATGACGAGGGACTTGATCTGGAGACGGGGCTTGAGGACCCACGGCGCGATAGCGTAGCCCGCTGCCTTCGCGAAGCTGGACCCCATCAACCAATCCCAGCTACCCCCCTGCAGCACACCAGCGTTCTGGACACTGCCCGCAATGGTGCCGGTCTTCTTCGCGCGCTTGAGCTGTCCACGAGCACGGATGATAGGGAGTCCGTGGATGGGCGCATCAATCTGCGAAGGCGCCCCGGCGTTTAGCGCCCAACGTCGGGTTTCCAGGTTAGGTACAGCCTGCAGCGCTCCTTTGTTCATCCTCTCCCAGAACCGGCCACCCCCGGGGTCCGGCGGGGGAAAACTGCGGGTGTACGTAGAAGTCAGCCGAACGTTCCAGGGGTTGATTTTAGCGAGTGAGAACACGACATCCATAGCCACAGAAGTCTTCGGCCCGTTCTGCAACACCCCCTGCGGGTTACGCCAGTGCATCTGGTACTCGGTGCCACCACCGTAGAAGGACCCAACGCCGCTTTTTAACCAGAGATAGCCCTGTTCCGCTGCGTCCTCTACCGTGAAGTCAGGCTCTAGCCAGTCGATCTCCTCGTCCGCAGTGAGCATGACTTCGACAGGTTTACCGATATCCGCCCAGCCGCCGCCCTCGTAAAGTACCCACCGAGCCTCCTCGAAGGAGCACATCGCCACGCTCGCGTACTCAATTTCGAGCGATGACTTTGCGTCCACGGAGGATTTGGAGAAGCTGATGTCCTTCACATCTGACGACACGTTGATTGCGTGGGTAGCCCCGTAACGAGATTTCTCTAGGTCTTCCAAGGGGACAACAACCGCCACCCCATCGGGGCGAATCCACCAGGTAAGCCCCGCGGAGCTACAGATGTCGTCCAGCACCTCGCCGGCGGGCTTCGCTCGGACCGAGGGGAGCACCCCCTGGGGGTAGAGGATGGGGTTAGAGAAAATACGAGCTTTCGGGGTGAAGAGGTGGTAGTCCTTCGCCACCTCCATAAACCGACTCTTGTAGGGCTCATCCGTCGGGATACTGGCGACCTGCACGCCCGTAACACCCATAGCGGCAGATTTCGTGGGGTTGTGAATCCACACCTCCACCCAGGTGGGGGTAGCTCCGTAGGGACCTGTAATCGAGGGAGTATTGAATCTCACCTCGTGGACAGAGCCAATGCGGATAGTTACCTGGTCACCGATCTGTTCGATGACCACCGGAATCTCGCGTTTCCCCTGCCAGCCGTCGATGTCAAACTCCTTGACTACCGACTCGGCAGAGGGGGAGAAGCCCACCCACTCCTGCGCATAGGAGGAGCGGTACACCCAGAAGTGCCCGGCTTGATTCCATCGTAAAGCTAGGCCGAGTCTCCTGTCCGTACAGAATTTCACCTGGTATAGGTTCTCCGGGTTCTTCACTGCATCCTCTGACCTAACAATCATAAAGGACGTGAAGGTGTTCCCGCGACGAAAGGGGCGGTCCCAGATATCCTTGCGATCCTTAGCCCGGGTTACCTGTACGATACCCTCGACCATAAACCAGACACCATTGTATGTCGCGGCAGACGGGGACTCCTTTCCATCTTTGCCGGATCGGGACCTCGCCAGCTCTCCGGCAAATCCGACACCGTTCACCCCTTCCGACTCCTCGCTGGCTGCGCCCCACCGTCCCGGGTCCAAGAAGAAGTCTACCGCCTTGACGTTCGACAAGATCGCCGCGTCACGGTCCGCATCCTGTGAATAATACGGGTTGTCCCACGTGTTCGTTGTGTACGCTCCCTGCAGCGGCAGGTCAAGCTGGATCGTCGGGAGCGGGGGAGGAGTCACCGAGTAGCCGCCCGCACGGAGTGCCAAATACAGAGGCCACCGAAGAGACGGGTTTACACTTCGTGTCTCCCCCTCGTCTCCGATTTGTTCCTTGGTGAACTTATCGCTACGGACAGCCCAGTATCGGGTGTGGTGCGGCGGGCAGGGCGAGATTGAGATAGGGATAGCGAAGGAGTCTACGCGCTGGATGAGGCGCAACGACAGGTTATCCCCTTCGTACTCGACCTCATCTACCACCAGGCTAAGCTTGTGCTCACGCGTAGCCCCGTCATCCCCGTACCGCTTGAACAAGGTCAGCGTTACGGCATCACCGTGATTGGGGATACCGCCCTCAAAAGGGGTTTGCATGAGGTGGGTAGGCGACGCCTTTGTGCGTGCTGTGCACGTCACGGTGAGGGGGGTTCGCCTACCGGGAGAGACCCCCTGGGGCAGCGGCGAGAACTCGTGTGTGACCACAACATCCGCGATAGGAAGGATAATGCCCTTCCACTCAAGAGTCTCAGACGTAATCGTATGAGAGATAGGGCTCACGGAGCCACCTCCTTCAATGTATAGGAGACATCGTACAGCTTCGCCTTGGTGCTGGGCGCCTCGGTGAAGCTGAGATCAGAAATTTGGAACGTTCCGCCCATGCGCGGCGAGGGCGGGGGCTCGTGGGTGCCGATCCACAGCTGCATCGGGGAGAAGGACACTAGCGATGCATCATAGAAGTCCCGCACTACGGCGACGGTATCCGGGATGGTAAACTCCTCCGAGGTCCTCACCCCCCAGGTTCCGCTGGCCTCAATGAAGGGGGAGGTCCACACCTTATTGCCGGAGCTATCAAACCCAATTAGCCCTACCGCCCGCGGAATACTGCCGCCCGACGATCGGGTTCCCGCTCGGAACCTGTACGTGGCCCCGGTCGGGACTGACGCCTCGCGCCCGTATATATTCGCGCTCTTGGTTCTGATGGAATCCATGACGAAGGGGCCGTAGGTAGAGGTGCCGGTATAGGCGATATCGCTCAGTGAGCGGGCGAAGCCGCTCAGATTCGACTCGTGGTTTACACGCAGGTGGTGGTTACCTGTCCGGACATCGCTCCAGTCGAACCACGGGGGGAGAACGTTGGTGCGGCGCGCCAGGGGGGAGATGACATATATCGGGTCACGCTGTACACTCTCCAGTCCCAGCACTGTGGCAACATACTTCCAGGGCATACGAAGGGATACCGACAAGTTGCGGGGTGCGTCCCCGCGGTACGAGATACTGCGCACTCCTCGGGCTGAGGTGAACGTGTTAAACCGCGCGCCCTCGTAGGAGTGCGTGATCGTCTCGCCGAAGGCGATAGGGAGGACCCTACCATTCAACACCGCTACCGTGGCGTCGTACAACAGCCCATCAAGTCCGCTAAGCTGCGGGATGGTGGTGTCCATCGTGAAGGCCACTCCCTATCTCCTTTCGTCCTTACCAGCTAGAGCGGCTGGCTCGCATCGCGGACTCGCTGTAGCCGAGCACCGCGCGACCGGTATCCTTTGCCATCCTCAATTCTACACCGCTGGACAGGGCATTAATCAGCGCAGTCTCCAGGTTACCTGTCACGTTACCCGACAGGCGCACGTCGCCGCGCGCATCGAAGCCCAGGTCCATGTTCTGCGTGCTAATCGCAGGAGCAATATCAAAGTCGATGTCGCTCTTGATGTCCTCCATCATGGTACTGAGGCTGTCTGACAGGAAGTCCTGCTGGGACAAGATGCCCTTACCCCAGTCGTGCATCATCTTGCTACCCGAAGTGTCGAGGTAGCCGCCGGGCGCGCTTCGCGAGAACGGGCCGCGCTTCGCCGGGGAGAACGGGAACAGGCTACGCAACCACTTGAGCGAGTCAAGGGTCCACTGCTTAACATTTTTAAAGGCGCTAACGATGCCCTGACCAAAACTGGTGATGAGGTTATGACCAGAGTTAAACAGGTTCAGGCGCTTGAAGACATCCATAATCATACCCGGCACCTTGGCCAGCTGCCCCGGGATTCCCTTGATAAAGTCCCACACCATGCCGGGGATCTTACGCGCAAACCCCAGGATACGGCCTGCCGTAGTGCTGAGCCAGAGCAGGATCGCGCGAATGATTCCGCCGACAAAGTTGAAGATTGCGTCGAACACGTTGAAGAAGGCGTTCTTCAGGTGCTCCAGAGCTCCGGTGAAGTCCCCGCGCAGCAGAGCCGCGATAGCCTTAAAGATCTCACCGATAGCGCCGAAGACACTGCCGACAACCTGGAAGATGTGCTCAAAGAGACGCGCGGCATTATCGATAATCTCCGTCAAGATGGGACCAAATACCGCCACGACAACATCCGCGATCGGCTTCAAGATGGGGGCGATCGCGTCGGCCAAATCCGCCGCGCCCTCCATGAAGGTCTGGATACCGTCGCCCACCTTCTTAAAGGCGTTCTCAATGTGCCCCCACGCTTCCTCAATGGCGGGCTTAAGGGTCTTGTTGAAGAAATCCACGAAGGGCTGCGCCGCTTCTTCTAGGTGCTTACCGATGGACTCGATGCGCTTACGGAACTCCTCGGAATGGTCCCAGGTGTACTTAAACGCGAAGGCCAGGGCCAGCACAGCAGCGACAGCGATAGCAACAGGCGCGGCGGCAGAGGCAACAGCCGCGCCGACCGCCTCTAGCGCGCCACCTGCGGAGAACGCTCCGACCACCGCACCGACACCACCGAAGATGGAGGTGACGGTGCCGATAAAGCCTGCCAGAGCACCCAGAGCCGGTCCGATGACCGCCATAATTCCGCCGATAGCGACAGCGACGATACCAAAAGTGGCGGCGAGCTCAGGGTTCTTCTCCACCCAATCAGCGAACTTGTCGATGACGGGTCCAATCACGTCACCGATACCCTTAATCGCGTCCTTCAGCCACGTACCGAGCACGGGGATGACCGCTTCAGCCGCGCGCTTGAGGTCCTGGAAGATCGGGGCAAGCTCCTCAAGAACCGTACCGAAGATGGGGAAGAAGACCTTCGCCATAGTACCAACCACCGAGGAGATCGAGCCGAGTATAGCCCCCAGGTCGGAACCGTGAGGCGCCAGCTGTTCCATGCCGGTCTTCACGTCCTGAATCGCCTGCACGAACTCATCGGAGAAGCGGGTATCTGAGAAGGCGCGGGTCATCAAATCCACGAAGGCGTTGATGATGCCAGAGATGCCCTTCATAACGGACGCGACCTTATCCGCGGTACGACTTAGCGCGTCCCAGATCATCTCGAAGCTCTTGCCGAGCTCGAACATCGCGTCATTAGCGCCCTTAAAAAGCGTGGTCAGAATCCACTGGGACTGCACCGTTTCCAGGCGCTCGTGGAGGCGGCCCAGCGCGTCAGCGAAGTCACCCAGCGTAGCGCCGCCTGCCGCCGTCGCTGCCTTGGAGATAGCATCCAGGATTCCCCACGTCTCGACAGCGGCGCGCCACAAGTCCTTCATCGCCTGGATGCCCTTGTCGATCGCGGAGGTGATGTCCGCAGTCTTGGTCCAGTCGTTGAACTTATTCGCCATGTCGGTGAACCAATCACCGAAGCGCGGGAAGTAGGATACGCCAATCTCCACGAAGCGCAGCAGACCCTCGGTCAGCGGCGCCATAGCGCGGGACATCGACTCCACACCCTTAGTCATGGAGTCGAAGATGCGGTTCAGGCCGCCCTGCGATGCGTAGCGTTCCGCGCCCTCAATTGCCTTGACGAAGAAGTTACCCATCGCCTCGGACATATTGAGGAATCCGCGCTCCCACGCCGGGAACACGTTGTTGATGAGGCGACGCATCGGGGTTTCAAAGGCATCCCAGAACTTCTGGGCCGCGCGCGAGTTCAGATCCTTGAAGCGATCGTTTACGTCCTTCATCTTGTCGTCCCACTTCTTGAGCGCGTTCACCGTCGCCAGAGTGGCCACGCCGAACGAGGCCACCAGACCCGGGACGGCGTATAGCGCGGGAAGCATGGTGACGAGGGAGCGGCCTAGCGCGAAGACGTGCGAGGTCAAGGACGTGAAGCCGGATACCAGGGTGGAAATAACCGAAGCCAGCTTGACCAGCTCGCCCAGGTTCTTATCCATGTCCTTGATAAAGTCCGTGAACTTTTTCGTGAAGTCGAACGCAGCGCGCGCACCGGACAGCGACGCGAGCGCCGTTGCCACCTTAACGAAGGCGGCCTTGTTCAGCTCGGGCGAAATGAGCACGTGACGGGGGCGGGTCAGAGAGGCCATCTTCATACGCGCGCGGCCCGTGTCCGCGTCCGCATTGACAGTAATCTCCTTATCCTCCGTCAGGTGGTTGATGCGCTCCTTAGCCACCGTATCGTCGAGGTCTACCTCCGCCTCGATCTTGATAGGCTCGCCCTTAGTGTCCCCACGCAGGCGGTCCAGAAGACCCTTGCCGATATTCACCGGCGAGTTCAAGACCTTCTGCGAGGTATTGAGCGAGTCCATCTGCTCGCGTGCGTCTCGGAGACGGTCGCGCAACTTGGCGAAGGACTCCTGCAGACGGTCTACGCCCTCGACGTCACCGGACTGGACAGCCTTATTGAGGTCTGCCGTGAGCTTGGCGCGCTCCTCCTTGAGTTCCTTGATGTGCGAAGTTAGCTTCGCTAAGGACTCAGAGAAGTCACCGAAGTCTACCTGAGTCTGCGGAAACGCATCGAGAGGAGAGGACGGTCGGGGCGAGTCCTCACGCTTGCTGATACGCGCAGCGCTCAGGTCAGTGAGGGTCTGCCCGAAGAGCTTCTGATTCTTGATGTTCTGCTCAATCTGGCGGCCCACAGCCTCCATCGACTCACGCAGACCGCGCGCCATGTCGATGTTGCCCAGTCGCTCCGCCTGGTCAGCCAGGTCAGCGAAGCGGCGGCGTGCCTCATCGAGCAGAGCGTTGTTCTGCTGCAGGGAGCGCACACCCATCAGCGGCGAGGAGCCGTCCTCCACCGCCGGGTCCTTCTTGGAGATGCCGTTACGACGCGCATCGCGCATCGCCTTGTCCATCGCCTGCAGATTCTTACGAGCCAGGTTCGCCTGTCGCGCGAGCTCCTGCAGACGCGCGTTCATCTGGTCGAAGGCTTCCGTGCCGCGGGCCGCGTCGAAGGATGCGGAGTTAGCAATCTTACGAATCAGGGTACGGTTCGACTTCTCGAAGTCCTGCAGGCGCTTTCGATAATCCTGCAGGCGCTCATCAGCGCGTCGGAACAGGTCGTCGTCGCTGAAATCCACGAGGTCGGACAGCTTGAAGTCCGGCTTATCGTGGTTGGAGATACCCTTTTCGAAGGCGTCGAAGAAGCGGTTGGTGACGTCCTCCGCCTCATCGTCATCGAACTGCCCAGACGTGATCCAGTGAATCTTTTCCACCGTCGCATTGGCAATACGGCGCATACGCTGGGAGATACGCTCGGACAGGGACAGTGACTTGTCCGCGCTGTCCTTCGCCTTCTTGTTGAAGTCATCAAGAACCCTGCCGGATCGCTCGAAGGACTCGTCGTCCACGTTCGAGCGGGTGACCCACTTCTTCATACGCTCGAACGTCTCGCGGGCGCGCTCGGAGACGCGCGAGTAGAAATCGCTGAACGACTGCGCACCCTTGCTCAGGGAGTTGCGCAGAGAAGACAGCGGACCCTCAGTGGAGCGAACCTGATCGATGAAGGAACGGATAGAGGATACTGACCGGGTGATGCTGTCGCGAAGCCCGCCGGTGCGAACCTTGCTGGTATCTACGGAAGGACTAGAGGAGTCCTCCCCGTCCGACGAGCTAATCCCTGAACGGCGCTCGCGGCGCTCGCGGAAGAACTCGCGAAGCTTCTTCGTCTCGGTGCGGGCGTGCGAGATCTTGCGCAGGAACTCGTCAATATCCTTATCCTTGCGCAGGAAGGTCAGCGACTTCTGCCAGGCCTCACCCCACGACCGGGGGATGCGCTCAGACTCCTTGAACTTCTGGCGCAGACGCTCGAACTCATCTCCGAAACGCTTGCTCCACGGTCGGTGGTCGTCCTTGCCTGCGTCCACCAGATTGTCATACTTCTCGACAGCTTCCTGGATGCGGATACGCAGGGGCTTACGCTCCTTGGTCACCTTCTTGAGGCGCTTCTCCAGGTGGTCGAAGTCCGCTTCCAAGGGCAGCTTGATTGAACGGTTGCGGGTGCTCTCGTTCAGGCTCTTCTCTAGGTCGCGTGAGTCCGCCTCGGTCTTGACCTTCACGCCGCGGTCGCGGGTGCTACGGCGCAGACTGCGTTCCAGGTCGTCCGAGTCGCCCACCATGTGAACGCGCACGCCGCGGTCGCGGGTACCTTCGTCCAGGCTCTTCTGCAGGTCGGCGGGGTCTGCCTTCACGTGGACAGTCGAGGTGCGGTCCTCCGTCGCCTCATCCAGCTTGCGCTTGGCCTCCGACGTATCGGCGTCCACCTGAATCTTTGCGGTGCCGCCCAGCCCGGACAGCTGCGCCTTGATGCGCTGTAGCGCCTGCTTGTTCAGTACCGGGGTAACCTCGATGCGCATCAGCTTCTCAGCATCGCGCTTGGCCTTCATTAGCTCAGGCCGGAGCTTGCGGTTGAACCCCGAGGCATCGGGCAGGACACGGATGTGTACCTTACCTGCCTCAAAGCTTCCGAGAGCCATGTATCCTCCTTACTCTCATACACAGACGAGCCCGCCTGCCAACCTGTAGAGGTTAGGCCGCGGGCTCGTCATCTTCTTCGCCTCCGTAATAGTGTCTAAACAAATCGGCAGGCGTAGGCTTTCGTTTCTTCTTGACTAGCTTATCCGGTGTGGGAATCTCATCCCGCTCCATCGGGCGCTCACCCTTGGGGGAGTTAGCCGAGTAGTACATTGCCTGGAACGATATCAGCCGCTCCAGAAGCCAATTAAGGTGCTGCTCCACGAGTCCGTAACCGAAGAGGGCGTCATACTGGGCGCGTTCCTTCTCCGCTTCCGTCCTCAAGTCGGGGGGCTCCGGCATATCGCGCGCGTCCTGCATAGCCTCGAACCGTACCTCGTGCCGGAACATCGAGCGGGGCTCGAAGGTCAGGCGCTTGAGGAGTGCGCTTCCGATGTAGGCTGGCAGGCGCATTGCTTCCTCCTCTAGGTTGATGCCATAGAGGACGAGGAAGTCAGCGGCGAGGCTCGGCTCACGTCGCGCGAGACGAAGGAGCCTTAGTCGTTTCCCATTTCAGCGAAGTAGGCCATGAGCAGATCGAGAACTTCGTTGTTGTTCTTCGCGACTGCGAAGGACTCCCAGTCTGCCAGGCGCTCTGCCGAAATGAACTTCGATGCGTTCTCATCCAGGAAGTCTGCCAAGGCGAACATCTGTGCCGACTGAGTATCGTGCTCCAGCACAACGGAGAACGCACCGTAGAGTCGGAAGCTGTCGCTAGTCTTTAGCTTCTCCAGCGGAATCAGCAGGTCGTGGCCGGGCAGTTCAAGGTAGCTCTTAGGCTCCTCGTTGGGTGCCGGGGTGTTCTCGGCAGCAGCGGCGGTCGCGATAGCGTCTGCCTCCTCGGGGGTATGGAACTCGGCCAGCTGGTCAGCGTAGGCAGGGGGAAGTGCGGGGTTGATCTCAGTCAAGGATCTGTCCTTTCATGTACATAGAGAATGGGAGCAGAGACGAATCTCTGCTCCCATTATTATAGCGTCTCTTGCCCGTAGAGGCGCTACGTATTAGCCGCCCGGTACAACCGCAGGTACCGGAGACTCGGGGTCGCCACCCTCCAGGGCAACAACCGCCTTCGCGGTAGTTGCGATAGCGGAAGGCTTGATAAAGAAGCCTTCGTGCGAGCCGCCGGGGGTGAACACCTTAGTGATCTCCTTAAGGTGTTCGGTGGTGGGCTGTAGCATCTTGCCGGTGAAGTTGAGGGCCATCAGCGACTCCATCGAGACATCCGCAAGAGTACCACCACTGACCTTGACACGGGGCCAATACAGGCCAACGTTCTTACCGCCACCGGAGTAGATAATCAGAACCGGAAGCTCCAGCGAGTTGTCGCCCGAGCTGATGCCCTGAATAATCTGGGTGTTGGTGCCGGAGCCCTTAACGAGCTGGGACTCGTCCTTGCCGCCGCCGAACGCGATCTTGAGAGTGTTCTTGTTGAGGGAGTGAACGGTGAACGCGATGGAGAAGGACTTACCGGAAGTCAGAGACTCCACGTTCTTCATCTCGGCAGTGTCCAGGACAGTCTCTTCGCCGCCGTCGGTGGTGACTGACGGGAGGCTTTCTCGCGAAGTCAGACCGATGGGAACGAAGCCCGCAGGATAAGTGGACGCATCCTCAAACTTGAAGTTGCTGATGTCCGGGAACGGGGTTGCCGGACCCTTAGTACCAACCAGGACAGTCGCCCAGTTCACGCCGACTACATCAGCCGGGTCGTAGTTCTTATGACGTGCCACAAGAACTCCTTTCTTGATAGTGTTTTAGCCCAGTCCGAAAAGCTCGTCGTAGGTATGGATGAACTTCACCGAGAAGGAGCAGTCCACCTGTGCCCCGATGGTCGCCTTAATGGACGTGACCTTGAAATTCTCCACGGGCGCCTGCCACAGGGAGAAAGACCATCCGGTGAGGCCGCCAGCGGTTACCTGGTCCTTGACAGCCTGCCGCACCGCGCCGACAGCGCGGGATGCGTGCTGCGTCGCTTCGTACGAAGTCGGCGCGTACACGCGCAGTCGGAAGCTTCGGCGGGAGATACTGAGCATATCCTCCGCGTCCTGCTCATCGAAGGATGACATCATCTCGTGCTGCTGGATGTACCACTCAGGCAACTCCCCGGAGCCCACATCCTTGATGACGTGACCGGGGAACGCCTGGTCGAGCACGGTGTGTAGCCACACCGCTGAGTTTGCAGGTTCCATCACTTGCCCTTTCGCAGGACATCATGACGGAAGCCCGTGCCCTTGTTGATCTCGCGGCGTGCATCCCCCTTGTCCCAATCTGCCGGTCGCAGTGCAGGACGGGGACGGCGAAGCTTCTTCATTCCTACCACCTTTGCGGCCGCACCGGTGAGGAAGAAGTGACCGCGCTGCAGGTCGGTAACCTCCTGCTCGCGTCCGTCCGAGAAGTGAATAACGTCCTTGCCGATACCCAGCTCCACGATGTGCGCCGCGTAGTGGTCATTGACCACCAGTCGGTCGTACACAGGGTACTGCTTATGCTTACCCTTGCCGGTGTATCGGTCAGTCTTCACCTTGAAGTGGTCCACGTAGGAGTCGCCAATGCTCTTTCGATACGGCATCGCCGCGCGCCGTGCCTCACGTCGGATGTCGTCAGCCACGTCATCCAGGATGGTTGTCTGGATGGACAACCGGCTACTGACATGCCGGGCGTTGGAGTCGTACAACTCGATACCATCTCGTCGTGCCATTAGACCTTTCCTTCCAGGAACTTACGGTGTACGTCGTTGCCTCGGTACATCGCCACCTTATCGTGCTGAGTGTGTCGCCCCATGCGGAACAGCACCTCACGCGCGTTGATCTGGTAGACCAGCGGCGGGCCGCCCGTAGGGGTGCGCACCCCAAGCACTGTGGTGTACTGGCCGGGGTCGAACACCACCAGTGCGTCGATAGGGAAGCCCTCGCGAAGCTCCTCGGGGAGGGACTGTCGCGCCTTATCCCACGTGCCGGGTGGGGTCGTAATAACCGCCGTAGTCGCCAACGTTTCGCCGTAATATTCATCACGTGTCGATGCGGTACGGTTCAGGTTATCACTAGCGAGCGGCTGAACATTGCCCCGGATAAGCAGCGGCTCATCCGACCAGCCAATGCCGCCACCGCCGTCTGGCATCATCTTCTTGATTGCCGGGTACACCTTCACCACGTGCCGGGGGTTGGTAACCAGGCTCATCAGCACCACCCACCGGAGAATCCCCACCCGGAAGCGTAAGGCTCCGAGAGGGTGGTGCGGATCGTACCGAAGGCGGAACACCCGTCGATGCTATTGCACTTGAGCGCCTTGAGCTCCAGGTCAGTGAACCACAGGTTAGCACTCGACCAGAGCGGGTCGCGCTCGTAGGCGTAGCTGGATTCCTCTTCCTTGCGGTAGCCCGACATGTCGTTTCGCATGAATCGACTAACCGAGTTGATAACCGCAGTCTTGATGTTCAGCTCATCGACTTCGCTCAGTGGTGCGTCGGATGCAAGCAAGCGGTCCACACGAGGGCAGACTCCGCGAAGGGTTGCGATAGCGGCCTTGATCTTTCCCTCGATAAGGTCGAGGGAACGAGCCAACGGCAAATCGCCTAACTCCAGCTCAACTTCTTCTCGGGTGATGACCAAATCAGCCACTACTTCTCCTCTTCAGGTTCCTTCTTGGTACGCGGCTTTCGCGCCTTTGCCGGAGCGGGGATACCCCCCTCGATCGCCTCTGGATTGGTGATGAGGGGGACCAGCTCGGCAGGGATCTCTTCGCCAGCCAGGATGAACCGACCAGCGATGAACAGTGTATCCGCTGCCTTAGCCACTAGAGAACCTTAGCTACGAAAGCCAGGTTCGGGTTGTAGAGCGCAGGCATTGCCAGTGCGTCAGCAACAACCTCAGTGACATACGGAATGGTGTCATTGGTGCGAACACCCGTAAAGATACCAGCGCCCTGAGTGGGGGTCCAGCCAAGCTTGACAGCGGAGGCGGTGGGACCCCAGAAGGTCGCGCCCATGTCTGTAGAGCCTTCTGCAGGGAGCAGGTAGATACGATCCTCGTCAAGCACGCGCACGTCCACACCCTCCGGGTTACGAACGATGCGCTCGTAGACGGTGATGGGGGGAAGACCGATGCCCTTAAGGGCCGCGTTCACAGCCTCCTGGCCGATGACGGTACCGCTTACCTGCCCAGCCAGGGTGCCGTACAGCTGCTTGAAGACCTGGTTGTTGCGAACCAGGTAATTGAGGATCTTCTGGGATACGACGATAGCGCCCGGAACGGTGAAGTTCACTCGGCGGTACGCCTCGACAAACTCGCGCAGGTGGTCAAGTACCGGAGCGTTCGGGTCGCTCCACAACTGGGTAGCAGTGACGGACATACGAGCGTCACGACCCCAATCATCCTCAAGAACCGTGCCACCAGGGAAGATCAGGGGGGTCTTGCCGGTGGTCAGGGCACGGCCACGCTGCCACTCCAGAGTTGCGTCCACAGCCTTGTAGGTTGCCATAGCTGCATCCAGAATGTAATTCTCTGCGAGCACAGACTCGCCCAGGTGAGCCGCGAGAATCTGGTCTTCCGAGATAGCCACAGCGTGAGACAGGTTCGGCAGGTCGAAAGCCATCTTACGTGCTGCCTGAGTGGTGCCGCGAGTAGTCTCAGCGTCGATCGCGCGGTTGAAGGCCATACCCTGTCGGGACGGGGTGACCGCCGACAGCGACACGGATCGAGTGGGAACCGGGATCTCGGGGAGGAAGGAGGTCAGGTGACCGTCTGCTCGCTCCTTATCCAGGAACTCCTTCGCGAAATCGCGAATCGCGAGGGTCAGCGCGCGGGGGGTTACGGCATCATGCCAGATTTCTGCCATTATTCAGCGCCCTTCTCGTACAGGTAGATCAGCGGGGTCTTCTTGGTCTTGTCTACTTCGAGGGTCTTCTCCTCGCCGCCAACGATAACCTTCGGCAGGCGGTGGTGGTAGACAACACCGTGCATCAGAACAGCCACTTCCTGCTTGCCGGTGCCCGGCTTAGCGCTCTGATCCCAGATGACCAGCGCATCGGGGGTGTCAGTAGCAGCCTTGATGGGGGTAATGTTGCCGCTGGTGTCAATCTGAACGGGATAGCCGGAGGGGATGCACTTGTACTTAGCAATCACCTCAGTGAAGTTCGCGGGGTCGAAGATCGCGGTCTGGCTGTGGTCGCGGGCCTTGCCCTCAAGCAGCCAGTTCAGACCCGACATGCGGTATTCCGCACGCTTAATTCGGGGCATGGTCGCCTCTTTCTTTGTCTAGAGCTTCTTAATCATTAGATCCGCAAGACGACGCGCCGTAGCTTCCTCATCCTTTACAGATGCGGAAGCAACCTGCGAAAAGTTCTGCGGGAGTCCAGGAGAAAAGGAAGCGGGGGCCGCGTCAGCAGGCACCAGACCGGAGATGTAGGCGTTCAGCTTTCCCGAATCCCACGAACCGTCTTCGGCGCGGAAGGCTTCTCGGTTGAGTCCTTCCTTGAGCGCTGCCAGATGCAATGCACCCGAGGCCTGAATAGCCTGGTTGAAGAGGTTGTCGAACTCCTTCTCGGCTACATCAGCCTCTAGCGACGCGACCTTCGCCTGCAATGCTGCCAGCTGGTCAGTCATGTCTGTGCTTGCGCTCTGTGCTGCCAGTGCGTCTTCCAATTCCTTCACCTTTCGTGCCGAGTCCTTAGCGCGCTGCTCCCAGGTTCGGGAGTGATGCTTCCAATCCGTGTCACCCTTGGGTGCGTCTTCTTCCTTGCCGAGCTGTTCCCCGACCTGGGAGATGTCTACCGCCTTGGGCTCCGGTTCGATGGTGACGTTTGCTTCGTTCTCCATAGTTACCTTTCCGGTGTGCTCCCCATTTCGGGGTTCTGGTCAAGCCAGCGGTCGATGACCTCGTGAACTTCCTGGGAGTCCCCACGCCCTCTTGCTCGGGAATGAAGAATCTCCCCCGACGCACGCAACTCTACCACCCGCGCCACGTGATGCCTGCGAATGTAGAGTTCCCGGTCCGCCGGGTTCGTGAGGGTTCGGACCACCCACACATCCTGAGTGAGGGTGTGCATCCGATGCTCAAACGCTGTGCGGAGCCGCGCTGCCAACTTTTCGTCTCCTCGCGCAAACTCCTTGATTTTGTCCAAGTCTATGATAACATCTCCAGGCTTCGCGTGATACCGCACATAGGTACTCTTTCCCGAAGCCGGGGCGCCCGTGACTAGCGTAATCATCCTGCCACCTTCTCCCAGTACTCCAGCGTCTTCTCCAGGTTGCTCTTACGCGCCCGGGACGCCGAGCCACTGCGGGACTCCCACTCGCCCAGCTCACTGCTCGACTTGCGTAGGCGGCGTACCATACGCTCCGGGTCGGAGACGTGCGAGTAGCGCTGTGCGTCCTCCTTAGGCAGGGCGAACTTCTCATCTCGCGGGGACAAGCCCGAAGCCGTGGAGCGGTCGTGCTTGCGCAGCACAGAGCCCCACTCACCAGAGACGTACTCCTTTATGCGAGTGTTCGATAGGTCGCTCGCACCCGTGGAGCCTGCGATGCGGTAGATAGCATCCAGGTCTTCGCGGTTCAGATGCAGACCGGGGTCATGTTCCTTGGTGATGGGCAGAACCTCGCACTGGCACCCGGTGTGCAGGGGGTACAGCTCCCCGGTGGAGTAGATACGGTTCGCCGCCACCAGGCACAGACCACAGGTTCCGGTCTTGGAGCGCTCCGGGTGGATGATGCGGCGATAGCCAATCACACCCTGCGGGGCCGCAGACTGTAGGATGCGGGAGGCGCGCTCGCGTTGCGCCATTTTAATATCCGCTTCCGCCAGCTCGCGCACACGACCGAGCGCTCGCAGTCGTGCCTCTGCAGGGCTCGCTCCGTCCTGTCGTGCCTTGCGGTAGACAAAGACCGGGCGCGCCCACACCTCCTCCGGGATCTTGTTCTGACGCGGGTACAGCTCACGGTCTGCAGGCGGCACGCCGTCGGGGAAGCGACGGCCCAGCGCGCGCAGCACAACCTCCTGGTATGCGTCCTCCTCTTGGCGAGCGCGCACCAGCGTTTCCTCCACGGCATCCACCGAATCGCGAATCAACTCAGCTGTTCCTGCGTCGCTGAAATCCGTGTGTGACTCCCAAAGGTTGAAGAGCCAGCGCACGAGCGCATCCACCAGGGAGCGGGTGCGCGCGGACTTACCGTTGGCGACATCTCCCATCGTGGTCATGGTTATGCGCCCGTCTTCGAGATGCGGTTAGCGTCGGGGGAGAAGTTCACCGCAGTGTCCACAACCTCCGTGCTACTTGCCGGGGACTCCTCCTTGCCGGGGGTTACCTCCGGGTACGGGTTCTCCAGCGGCGCGACGTTCGAGGAGAGCGTGTCGATAAGCTTGCCCACGCCAACCTCGCGCATCGTCTCCTCCACCTCATCGGGGGTGAAGCCGCCGAACTTGCGTAGAGCCGTATCGAGCGGGATACCGGCTCCGGTCGCTGCCGCAATAGCCGTTGCTCGTTCCAGCTGGGACGGACGGCGGGGGTCCACCCACTCGATGCGCATCTGCGCGCGGTCCGCGCGCTCCGTCTCACCGCGCGCAATCAGCGCGTCCGAGATGAGGCGCTTCAACGTCTCGGTGAACAAGTCCTCCAGCTCCTCGATGTCGAAGGCCAGAAGCTCGCGCTGTGCGGACGCACCCTCACTCGATGCGTTCACCGAGTCAGAGCTCAGCATGAACAGCGGAGTACGGGACTCACCGGCCAAGTTGCGCAGTTCGTCCTGTAGCGCCTCCTGCATCGGGGAGGTGTCAGCCGTGGACGACTCCCAGAACTTCGCGCCTCGGGGCAAGAACCACAGCGAGCCGGGGGAGTTATCCATCTGAATCTTCGAGTAGTCAATGGGGTTGCCACTCTCGTCAGTCATGGGCGCGTCGAGGATGACCTGCTGCTTGAACGCCTGCGTAGCGAAGATGACACTGCGCTGCAGGAGAATCTGGTTGATTCGCAACATCGACGCCTCGTGCTTCTTGAGCAGACCGCGATCATAGGCAAACTCGTAGACCGGCACACCCTCAGTCCCGGTGGGGGAGGGCTCGCCAAGGTCCCAACGGTCCGCCAGCATCGACCACACCTTAGCGTCCTCCTTGGCGAACATTCCGGGGTGGAGCGCACCGCCGTTCTTCACTTCGTAAACAGCGTTCGGGAGGACGCACATTCCGGTCGAGGAGCGCGCCTCGCGGACGTACCCAGGGCGCGCCAACAGAAGCACGTTCTCCTGAGTCATCTCATCGACGTAGACCGTCATCGCCGCCGCCACGTTACCGAACGAGTCGGTCACGCACACCGTGTTCAGCGGTGAAGAGTGCATCATGCCGCCCACTGTCGAGACGATGTATCCCTTGCCGGTGACCAGCGCATCACGCCAGGCCAGGCGAAGCTTCACGTTCAGGTTCTCCTCGCGCAGTAGCTCCGCCACCACGTCATCACCGTTCGGGGAGTCATCGGCTGTAGTGCGTGCTCCGCTCAATCGCATACGCGGCAGGCGCGCATCCACCAACAGGGACGCCAGATTCATACGTGACAGCTTCACCAGGCGCTTGTACGCCGCCGCCGTCTTGTCATCCACCATCGCGTCCAGGTCTGGCATGGGCGCGTTACCGAAATACCATTCCAACATCCGGTACACGTGCGGGGTGCGAGCGGACATGATGGTGCCGAGGCGGTTCATCCACCAGGCGTCCGAGCCGGGCTCCCCGATGAGGTCGCTTGAAATCAGCAAATCTTCTTCTCCTATCGAATACGCATCGGCTGCATCACGCCGCGCGTCTGGTCTGCTCCCGTACCCTTAGCCAGCACGCGCAGTCGTGACTGGTGCGCCAGCATCAGGGCATACGCCGCATCAATCTTACGTGCGCTGCTCGGGCTCTCCTTATACAGAATTTTACCCGCGCGTGTCTCGCGGTACACCGCGTTCAAGATGTGGCGGCTCAGGTCGGACGAGCCAGTAATCATCACTTCCTTCTCGATGATCGCGATGCGTAGGGCTTGGGTTGCCGCGGCCACTGCCGATAGCTGGTTACCGCGCCACATCATCGAGCCATAGCGGGGAGGTGCCTTCGTCCGGGTACTGAGCTGCTGACGCTCCACGCGCCGGGTGGAAATCAAGTTCTCCCACTCCGCGGCGGCAGTCTCCCAGCCGGAGGGGTCGAATAGTCCGTCCACAACATCGAACGATTGAATAGTCTGGCGCATTACCGCGTCAATCTCCTGGCGGGGCGGCTCCCAGTCACGACCTTCTGCCGTGTCCGGCTGTTCCCAGATGCGCACAGCCCAGGACAAGCCGTCCGAGACTCGCATCGCCACGATTGCGGTCGCGTCCGTGATGCCCTTACTTCGACCCCACGAGCCGTCGAAGCCGAGCACAATCTTGTCACGCGCCGAGGGGGGTTGGATGCCAGCTGCCTCTAGGTCGTAGAAGGTGGCGGCGGCAAGCTGGCTCATGTCCAGGAAGGCATCGGCAGCGGCGTGAGGCTTGTTGCCGAAATACCTAGCCGCGTCCGAGAGCGTCGTCGCCGGGTCGAACACATCATCGAGTACACCGTTGATGTTCACCCAGCCACCGGGGTATGGGGAACCGTCCACGCCGCAGGGGGGAGTGTGGATGCGGCACCCGTGCGCAGACTTGAGGGAGTCACCGTAGGCGTGCTCCAGGCCAGCAATGACACTGTTCGGGTCATCCAAGTCGGGCTCGCCCCAATCCCTCGTATCGTAGAGGATGCTGTCTCGGAACGAGTCGCCGGAGATAGCCTTCTGGTATGCCTCCCACGTCAGCTCCGCGAAGGAGCCTGCGCCGGGCACGAAGGCGTTAGGAGCCTCAAGCAACGTTCCGTCCGTCTTAGACATGTTTCGCTTCGCCACCGCGCCCAGTTCCACGCCGCCGTTATTCGGCAGCCATGTCTCTGTCTGGTCGGCAATCGTGAACACCTGCGGGGTACCCTCAAAGCTGGCCGCGCTCGCCGTGCGGGGTTTAATCATGCCGTTGAAGGGTAGCAAGATGCGCGTCTCCATGACCTCCAAGCCGGGGTAGTACGCGGCGAGGTGGTCAGTACCCATCATCTCCTTCATCGGCTCGAAGGCGTTGCGGGTCTGGTCTTCCGACACAGCCAGCAGGGAGATCTCGACCTTACGCTCTGCGTTCCACGGCGCACCTACCGGGCGTCCGTTCGCGTCCCATCCAGCGAAGCGGCAGTTGCCCAGCGCCTCGAACGCCGCGATCGCGGACAGGAAGGGTGACTTCCCCCATCCCTTCGGTCGCTGAATCACGCCGCGGCGGTACTTGCGCTGACCCGTGATGGGGTCCAGCCGGTACCACCTGAGCAGGAACTCCGCCTGCTCACGAGTCGGGGAGAAGGGCTCGTACCGGGTGACCGTCGGGCGGGCGAGGAACTGCGTCATCCAGTGGATCGCCTCGAAGCCCAGCGTGGGAAACTCGCCGGGGTACTCCGGCTTGAAGCCTGCGGCCACAGGTGCGTTGCCGAAGATGTCCACTACTTGCCCTCCAGTCGGAGTCCGTCGTAGGTACGGGAGGGGCTACCCAACGCAGGCGGCAACTGCGGGCGCGAGGCATCCACGCGCTGCTGCATCTCGGCAGCGGTCAGCAGTTCGATGTTCATACCGAGCATTGCCTTGGGGGTCAGGCCATAGTCCTTCGCGTGGGAGGTGTAGACCTCGGATGCGCGGGTCGAAGGCTGGCCGTTGAGGAGCTTCGTCAGTGCCTCGTTGTAGGGCACGGCAAGGGACAGCGCCGCAGAATACCACTGCGCGCTGGTCATCGTCTGGAACGTAGGGTGCTCAGGTAGGGACTCCCAGAACTCAACGGTCGGGGGTAGCCACTCAACGTCGGGCGAGATCTGCTCCAGGCTCGGCTGCTCGGCGGGTTCAATGACAACGGGGGTTGCCTTCGCCACCTCGAACTTACCGCGGCGGCTTCGGTTGTTACCTGCTCCTCCCATTTAGGGCACCTTTCTGTGAACTGTGCGGGCGGGGTCCCGCAGTCTCCAGTATAGCTGTGTGCTAGAATCTCACCGGGACCCCCACCGTATTCTCCTCGGGGCCTTGGGAGAATACGGTGGGGGTCCTTTTGCTTTACCGAACACATCTTCTGGTGTCCCAGCTCACGTAGAACACATGTTCGCCCTCGTACTTTTTCTACGGTTCAGAGGTCGAGCGACAGAACCCGGCGGAGCGAAAAGTGGCTGCTAATGGGGTACCCCCCCCCGCCCCCTCGCACCTAAACGCACATACGCGCGCATACACGCATTAGCGCGCGCTCTCACACGCTTACATACACGCATACACACGCATACGCACATACTCACACTAACGCGCGCTTACTCACTCATACACACATACACACATACACACATACACACATACACACATACACACATACACACATACACACATACACACATACACACACCAAACTACACAATGTGTACAACACCACACTACTACCCATTGCACACCACCATAGCAACGTGTTACACTACGCGCGCGTATGCGCGCCTTATGTAAAAGAGCTAACAAAAGTGATGCACTTCACACTAAAATAGTTTGACACAGTGTTAAAAGCTCTGGCACAATATTCATATAGCCGCTGAAACGGGCGGTTGAGAAAATATCTCGCTGAGACTTGACAAGCTGTTAAGGATCCGCTACGATGGACATATCAACTAAACAAAGCTCGTCGCCGGGGCGAAAAGCCTCTAGGTTGCCTGTAGAGTCCACCCATTCCCGAAAGTTGGTAAGGTGGAAACGCACGTATCGTTTGCGTGGATAATCCGAAACCGAAAATAAACGATTTGACAAACTGATAAAGAGTTGATATACTAATCACGAACGGGAAAAAATCCCGGTCGAGATAATTTCAGATTGAAGGACTTGACAAGCTGTTAAGAACCTGATGTACTGAATAACATAAGGCACATAGCCGAACTTGATGTTTGATAAAGAACTAGTGTAATGGGAAAAGGTAAAAGGTATCCCGTGCTGTTGGAGCGCCCGCGTAGCGGGTATGGAGTTCGAGCCTCCATACGGGAACGTCTCGACCCCTAGTCGAGCTTTCTAAACCCCTATCGAAAGGACTTCTAATGTCCACTTCTAAGCCCTTCACCTATCCCGTAACCGTCGTTGCTTACCGTGACCCGAAGTACACGGGGGGCGTTGCAGAGCTCTACGTGAATAATCGCTATTGCGACTGGACTACGCTGGGGGACTTCAACCCGGACATGTCTAACCGTGAGGCTCTGGAAGAGAATAACGGTGACCTTATCGATATGCTGGATTTTGACGAAGACGGCGAAATTGAAGACGTGAAGCCGGGTCGTGAAGATGACTTCTTCGAGTGGGCTTTTGCCGACCTTGCAGAAGGCGGCTACACCCTCGACACGGGTCTATACTTCGACTGCGCGCTACGCGACCGCTTCGGTGAAGACGTGAGCACTAACGTTAGTGAAGGCTGTGACTATTGGGTCAAGGCTGAGAACGGCGTCCACTTTGCCCACTTCACCCTAGAATCACCGGAACCCTTGGAGTTCAAGGGCGAAAAGATTCGACACTACACCACTTACCCCCGTCCTGCATAGCCAGGACAGCCCGCCCTAGATGGGATACGCGCCGGTGCAATTCCGGCGGCGGGTACTCACGCTATCCCTAGCGTATTCTTACCCCTACCGAACGGAGCCTAATTATGGAACTATCCGCCCCCGAATTTACCGCCGCCCTTGCAGAACGTGGTTACACGCCCGGTATTGACCTCCGCCTCCGCTACGGACACACCCCCGGCTTGGTCAATATTGCCGCCGATATTGGCTTCTATGATGAGCGCGGCTATCGTAATTTCCGTGAGATTGAATCCGCGTTCGGTATCACTTGCAAGGAATACGAGAAGCTGTCTTACGCCTGCCGAACTCACGCGCTGTTTGATGCTCAACTCCGCGAACTTGAATCGGGGATTGTACCCGCCTTCAACTACCAAAAGAAAGAGTTCTTCACTGAATGGTACGCTGCCCTAGATGCGGTCGGTATCGACATGGGCAATATTCCGGTTATTAGAGAGCGACACCGCCGCTAACGCCGGTACACCCGGTATCCCCGCCTTGGTAGGCCGCGCATAGCGTGGGCACGGTTCGACTCCATGCCGGGGAACTTGCGCACCCTAGCGCCCCCTTGCGCACCAAACCCCCTACTGGAAGGAAATTATCATGTTCAACCTTACGCACCGTCCCACTGATGACGGGTTGGTACCCCGCCTTGAGTTCGACGTTATCCTGGCGGTGGACTGTTCCCATCAGTACACCAATTGGTGCTATTACCCCGAATGGTCGCTACTACCGCGCCCTGACATCAGCGGTGACGCGGTGGAAAATCTTATCGAGGGGCTCGGTTACTATGGCGACGCCGGTAATGAGCTCGGTGGCTTCGACTTCGACAACATCTACGGTAGCGAGGTGAAGCCGCCCGCCGCCTTTGAAGAGTTCTTCGAGAACTTCGGTGTATGGGAAGACGGCGACCCCGACTATGAAGAGCCCCGAGAGCTTGTAGGAGTGTACCCCGAAAACGACATTCACCGTGAAAGTGGCGAACCCGCGGTCTTCTGGGAGGACTTCACCCGCGCCGTGATGTCCAGCTCTGAGTTCAAGGGCGCCCTGGAATGGGGCGTACAGGGCAAAATTAACGACCTGTTCGGTACCAACCAAGAGTGGAACCTTGAGATTACCGGGGCGTGTCCTGACGAACTAAAGCCCCACTTCGCCGGGCGAGATGAAGTGTTCTTCGCGGCGAAAATCTACCGTGAATACCCCGTAGTGAAGCCGTAGTCTCACTACAGCCCGGACGGTCATATCCGGTGGTTCGACTCCACCGGCGGGCGCTTGCGCTACCCTGGCGCTTATGTAACCCCTACTGGAAGGAACCTGTTATGCCCGACCTGTACACCCTTACCGCCGTATGGCGTAAGACCTCCGGCGAGCTAACCACTAGTACGCCCCGCCGCGACCCGCGAACCCTGGAAGAATACGTAGACGCCCTGGCTAAGGTCGCCTCCGATTGGAACCTCCCGCCGTTCGCCCCGCCTGCGCTCCCCACCCGTGCAACGGTGGAAGCCTACGCACGGTTTGTACACTCGCACCTCGCCCCCGAGTTCGGGTGTACCCTAGAGAGCCTTACCCTCGAACCCGCCGGTGAATAGCCCCGGATAGCTCTTATCGAAAGGAACCCCTCATGTACAAGGTACCTCATGCCGATACCCGCGCGGCGATACTTGCCGCCGCTGAGAGCGGTGCTCTCAAGAAAGCGCTAGACCGCTGGCGCTTGCACAACCTGGCGGTGGTGTTTGTCCGCGATAACAAGTGGACGGCGCGCCGTACCTTCGGTATCACCTTTGAACAGCACCGCCGCTTTATGGGTGTGCTGAAAGAATTGGGTCTTACCCACCCTACGAAGTTCCGCCGCTCTGAGGCGCGCGAGCTGTACACCTTTACCGCCGGTATCGGCTACGACATTATCGAGTTCGACCTATTGGGTGGTACCGGCGACGGCGCGGTTCGCAGGGCGTTCAGTGATGCGGGATTGGAGATTGACTAATGGCTAACGAGCTTCCCACTATCCCCCCGTCCCGTATCGAAGGCTTCCGTAAGGCTGTAGCTGCTTTGGCGCGTGCCGGGGTTGTACCTAAGGTACGCCTGCTGTCCTCGACGTACCGTCTACCGAACAGCGACGGTACCTACGGCGAACTGCACGAGACCAAGTACTACGCGGTTATCGTCTGGCACTGTGAGGAAGACGGCGGCGAAATTTCAGAGTCCTATGTGCGTGATTGGGTACCGGAAGAGCTGGCACCTGACATTGACGTGCTGTTTATCCACGGCGCACAGGAATACGAACCCGACCCGGAACCGTACACCGGCGACTCTCTGTTTGGGTTGAAGCTGAAACTTGATGCCTTCGCGTTGCGTTGTGACAGCTGGACTAGCGCCCTGTTCGGTGCGCCCCTTGAAGAGATTGACCGTTGCGTAGAGATTATGAATACGGACGGTGAGGAAATTTGCCAATGCTAGAAAGGACATACACCTTGGACACTATCCCCGCCCTGGTCTTCATTGCCGCGGTGCTCGCGCTGATATTAGCCGCCGGTATGTTCGCCCTGAACATCTGGCAACGCCGCGAGCTGGAGCACCTGCACGCTGAGCTGTACACCCTGCGTATGTTCCGCGATACCGTCGAGTTCATAGACGAACCGCGCGAACCTGAACCCGCCCCGGTGCGCAAGCCCCGCCCTATCCCCGAAGGATTGGAGGTGATTCACCCCGCCGTAAACAGATAAATTGCACCGCACATAACCGATAAATCCCTTCCGGTATCCCCGCCCCGGTGGGCATGGCATGGTTCGACTCCATGCCGGGGAACTAGCGCCCCTGTAGTGAGCGGCGCTCCACTGTAACCCCCTAGTTGAAAGGACCCCACCATGTCCACTGAATATGGTCTTGGCTTCGAGCCGTTCCCCTTGTTGCTTGAGTATGAACTGGGCGAACACCTGATGTTGCGTACCGACGCAACCAAGAACGCCCTGTTCCTGGGATCCCATATGAACGGCAAAATCGCGGACATGAGCGAGGCTCTGGACGAGTACGAAGAAGCCGGTCACAGCGACGAGGACGTGTACGCCGAAGAAGAGCGCCTGTGGCGTGAGCTGTGCTCCCGACTTATCGGCGGCGAAAGCGATTGTTGCGAGGCTATGTCCCGCTTCTATGACAGCCTGATTATCGACTATTCAACCGACGAAACGGCGCGTGAATGGCTCCAGGGTAAGGGTCTGCACTTGCCGGTGGTACCTATCAGTGACGAACCAGATAGCAACGAGTCCGCACTTCCCGACTTCGCGCCGGGGCTTGGCGAGGATTACCTGGAACAGCTCCACGACCTGTTCTGGATGTACCCTGGCTTCACCGAAGACGGCAAGCCCTGTGTCTGGGTGTGCCCCGGACGCTGGCGCTCTGTGCGAGTGTTGCTCCGACCCCCGAGCTGGGAGTACGGCGCGCACTTCCAGGTGTTCTGGTGGAACTGGGGCGAAAAAGAGTTCCTGGACGAACCCGAAGTTATCGCCGACGCCCGCGAAACCTGGGTTACCGACGGCTTCCTCGACCACTCCGAAATCTACCACTCATACGGTGTGTATAACAACTGGCGAGAGAAGGTCTACCGCATCCCCAACGACGCTCTCAAAGAGCTAAGGCGTGAGCTCGACCTCGCCGGGGTCTATGGTCAGAACACGAAGCTTGACTCCCGCGTGGAAGTGCTTGGCACCGCCGACGACCTCGGCTTCCAGCTGGACACCTACGGCGACCTGGTATGCAAGGCGGTGGTTCGCGTTGGCTAAGACCGAACCGAAGTACGCGGTTATTGAAGTCCGTATCCCGGTGTTTGAAGGGGACTTCGACCACCTACCTGTGGAAGTAACTACCCACGTAGGCAACACGGTTACCAAGCACGACGGCGAGCTGACCCTCTGCGACGGACTCGACACCGCCATGTTCGACGGTACCCCGCTTCACAACCGCGTCGAGCGAGCCGAGGGCACCGCACCGGACGACTGCGATAACTTCTCACACTTCACCACCGGCGACCACTTCCCCTACCTCCAGAACGCCCTGCTATGGGCACTGCACGACTGGGACACATGGGTATGGTACCCCGACGACCTCGAACGTGAGCTCATCCGCTCTCTGCCCGGTTATACGAACGACGTTGCCGGAACATACGACCCGTGGGGTGATGCCCCGTGGGAGCGCATCTCCTCGACCTGTGAGGACGGCGTACTCATCTATACCTACCGCCGATACGACAACGAATAAGGAACCCTAATGCCCGACTTCACTCTCTACAATGCCGCCGACTTCCACGCATATACCCCCGAAGATGCTCGCAAAGAGTTCACAGAATCGCTAGGCGCTCCGACTGCGACAGCTGGCAACACCGGCGAAGCCCGGTACTACCCCCGTGAGGACATCTTCGCCGCCTGCCTCGACGTAGCGCACGGCGGGGACAAAGCCGCCCGTCTCGCCTTCGGTGGCACCTCGACCTCACCCCGGCTGGTCTTCGCCAAGCTGACCCCCACGGACGTGTGCCTGCTGAATACGGACGAACACCCCCGGAGCTTGACGTACCATCTCCACGCTGGCGGTGAACGCCTCGGCTGGGTTATGCACAAGGCACCCTACGACCACCTCACCACGCACACCCTGCTCGAATCGCAGGTAGCCCTCTTCGACTTCGTGGGCTCCTACCACGTAGCCGAGTACGCCTACGTAACCGACGGCTCCGCTTGGCTCCCCAACGGCGAGGAGTTCTACACCCCGCTTGAGGAAGGCTCCTACGTCCTGCTGGAGCAGACCGGCACCCGTCACTAACCCTCGAAAGGAACACACACCATGACCGTAAAGACCTTCGACGCTCTACGCTTCACCGACGACACCCCCGACGTGGCGTACTCCCCCTACCTCTCCGCCTTCAAGCGACCCGAGATTATCCAGGCGGCGCTGGGAGCTAAGCCCCTGTACGCCACCGCCGACGAGATTCTAACCGCCATGCTCCAGGTGCGCGGCACCAGCGACACCAACTTACCGCTGGCACTAGGCGAAGACCCCGACTCCCCCGAGCTGTTCCTCGCCTCCCTCACCCCCTACGGACTCGACCTTCTCTCCGGTGAGCGCGCCCTGTGGCTCCACCTGGATAACTCCGCTGGCAACCTCGGCAACCTCAAGATTAGGGGCGAGGTACGACCCGACACGATCCTCGACGGCGAACTGTCCGACTTGCCGTTCCGCGGGCACTACCGCATCGCCCGCTACATTGAGAGCGACGGCGACGAGGCAACCATTGCAGGCGGTGCCACCGTGAAGACCCGCCTACCCTTCGGTAGCTTCGTACTCGTCGAGCGTGTAGCGGAGAAGGTGGGTTAGCCGTGATTGACTGGCTCAACTCGTTCAGCCTGGAAGCTGTCGCCCATATAGTCCACCCACTCTTGGTACTTGCCGTGCTTGCTATGTTCCATGCAGGCGTAGGGTACACGGGTGGCTGGATACTCCGAATGAAAGACAAAGAGGCTGATACTGCGGGCGACGAGTTCCCCGTCTTCGTCGCCGTGTCTCTCATCTTCATCGCCTTTGAGTCCGCCCTGGTTATGGTGTGGTGGATTCTGGGCGGTGTCAAGAACGGAGACGGACTAACTCTGGTGTATTTCGCAAGCTACGCGGTGCTACTGGCGGCTCTTCTCACCGGCTCCTTCCTGCCTCATAGGAAGTGGGAGCGGGAGATTGAATTGATGGAGGAGTAACCACATGGGCTACCCCGGCTTCCTCCTCACACTGCTGACCAAGACCAACCGATAAGGAACACATCATGACCGAACAGAAATACCGCTTGACGGTGAACACCCTCAAGCACCACGAAACCCTGACCTTCGACGGCACCTATGAGGACATCATCTCTGAACTCGAAGGCACCCAGCGGGACCTCCACGAACCCCGATGTGGGCGGAAGAAGTCTCCCACCTAGTCACCTGCCCCGAATGTGAGGGGCTGGTCTGGGCTAACGTGTGGTGGTACTGGAAGGAACGTGTAGGCGAACAGGAAGCCTACCGAACCGACCGCCCCGAACCTAACTGCGACTCCATCCGCGAGTACGCTTACCACGTCTTGAAGAACGACATGCTCGGTTGCAAGAAGTGGGAACACCTCATCACCCTCGACCGACTGGAGAACGACTAATGACCCCCACCCCTCAGCCTGGCATCCTCGACTTCCTCCGAGGACGTGCCACCACCACCACCACCACCACCCACGTTGAGCCGCCCGTGATTACCGGGGAGCTGGTGCTTGCCCGCGGCTCCGAAGTTGAGCCCGCTACCCCTACCACAGAGCTTGCCACTACTGCCTCTGAGCTTGCCGCTCCGCCGAAGGACGAGAACCTTGTGGACTTCCAGCTTACCCTCTACGACGAGTGGTTAGCAGATTGGTTCAAGGAAGGGAACCTCCCCACCCACAGCTACGACTACGGCAAGGGCTTCCGCTTCATCGAAGTGTACAACCCGGAGCGTGCGAACTTCCCGACCCATGATATGTACGGCGCGAACTCCCGGGAGTTTGTACTCAGCAAGGAGTACAACGTCAAGGAACACGCCGGACGCTTTGTCGGCGGGCACAACAACCTCTTCGGCTGGGACAGGCACGGCAAGCCTGTGAACTACGGGTATTGGATCCCCGTGTACAACAACACCATCGACAAGATTATTATCGCGAAGAACCACCCGGCTGAAATCGCTACTCGTCTAGCTGACTGGCTGGACGCGGAGTGGGAGAAGGACGCAGAGTGGAATCGCCGCATGGCAGCTTCCAGTGCTCGCGGTGAGGCAACCCGAGCCCGCATCCGTGAAGCCATGAAGAACCTCTGACAAGGAAGGAACACATCATGACCGAGCAACAGCTCACCGACTCGACAAACCTGAACACCACCCTCATGTACTTCGCCTACCCCGATGACGACCTCACTAAGCCGGGGCGTCCGGTACCCGGAGCGTACTTCAACCTCGGAAACATCCGGTTCGAGGTACTTCAAGTGGACGCGCCCCGCCGTGAAGGTGACAAGTACATCTACCCCGTGCATCTGCTTCAAATCCACGACCCCAACATCCGCTAGGAGGATAACTAATGGGCTTCGTAGCCGAAGACCTCAGCACCACCTACCACGAGCGCTACAAGTGGTGCTCCGCCTACCTGAAAGGTCTGACCGACCTCAAGACCAACCCGGAACGATACATCGACCTTGAGGTATGGAAGGAGCACTTCGACCTCATGGTGAACACCGGAGCACGAGACGAACGGGCTAAGAAAACCAGCCGCCGCTACCACTACTACGCGGAAGAAGCCTCCCGAAGCCTCGCACAAGACCCCGGTTACAAGTGGTTGCGAGACAACGGGACGTACCGCCCCGGAAAGCCGCTCAGCGACATGCTCCACTGCGCTATCGTACACAACATCGTCACTCACCTACTCTCCTACGTAGACCGCCTGGACTATGCCGCCTTGGTCTACGCCAACGAAAGGAACAACTAATGACCACCAACAAGCAGACCCTGGAAAACATTGAGAGCACCCTCAATGCCATCGCCGTTCATATGGGGATTACCCCCGGTGACGCAAGCGCTCCCGCTCTCGACCCCTACGACCCGCTGGATGAGGTACTGGAAGAACCCTCTTCCGTGCAGTGCATCACCAATCTGGGCGCCGATGTCTTCAACCGTCTCGAACGGGTGGGTCGAACCCGTACCATCCGCAACGTCCTCAAGGAACTTATGCGCCGGGAAACGTCCGTCACCAACCGCACCGTGCTATCCGAGAAGACCGGCAAGGGCTACCGCATCTACCTCGCCCGCCCCTACCGCATCGACATCCCCGGTAGCCTCCCGCACACCATGTTCTCCACGGCAGACTTCCCCCTCCCCGGTCTTGTGAAGCCCGAAGCAATGAAGGGGTGGACTGTCGAGGGCAAGGCGGAAGTACTGGATGCCTTCGAGATGAACGACGAGCTGTACTTCATCTGCGAGCTGCTGTAACCCCCTACTGAAAGGAACTAACCAATGACCGACACCAACCCGACCCCGGAAAACCTCGCCGCAACCCTGGTTGAGGTATCCCAGCAACTCGAAGACCTCCGTGGTAGCACTCTCGACCCGACCGACCCTCTGAACGAGGTGGTGTCGGATGGGTGGACGGTGCGAGATCCAAACAAGTACGAGGAGCGGGACGCCTTCGACACCTTGCAGAGATGGGGTGCTCCCCGCACCCTCCGCAACATTCTCAAGGCGTACATCACCAACAACGACGGCCCCTCCGTCTGGTATGGGAACTACACCATCGACTCCCCCACCACCGAGGCCTCCTACCGTGTTCACCGCCTTGAAGCGTGTAAGGTCAAGTCACCTGATGGGCGCGAGCACGACCCGGTGTATCGTACCAAGGACTTCCCCCTTCCCCGCTTCACCGTCCTGTCCTCGCTGGTTGGCTGGACGTTCGGCAAGTGGAGCAAGGTGATTGACACCTTTGAAGACAGCAACTACAAGTACATCATCGTTGAACTCTCCTAACCTACTGAAAGGAACTAACCAATGACTGAACCCCTGTACGACATCGAAGAGTTCAAGAAGCACTGCCTCGCACTGGTAGACATGACCCCTCCCGCCGTAAGTGCTCGGCACCTTACCCACGATACGGGGCGCGCCCTCATCGAAGCCCTGCTCTTTGCTGTCGGGGCGGTCGAGGGAAACTCAGAAGCCGCTTCCCGTGGCGTCGACCCCATCTTCAAGTAAACCCCTAAGAAAGGAAACAACCCAATGACCGAGAACAACGACCGCGACCTGGCATCCATCATCGCAACCCTGACCGAGCTGACCAAGGCGGTAGAAGCTATCCGTGGTGGTGAGACTGAGCCGGAGCTTGACCCTAACGACCCGCTGAATGTGGTTCTGCCTACTACACATGTCGCCTACGACGCCTCAGGAGGCGATGACGCGAAGATGAACCGCATCCTCGCGTCATCCGGTGAACCGCGCACCATCCGTAATGTCCTCCGGGCCTACATGCAGGTGTTCTCCCCGGATGATTGGTACACCCTCCGCTCCGGCGACAACCGCTACCGAATCTCCCTCGCCCGCCACCACCGCGTAACCTCTCCTGCCGGTGTCACTCAAACCGTGGTTTCGACGAACGACTTCGGAATCCACCTTCCCGGCTCTGAGTGGCTGACGGCAGGCTGGGTAGTCGAGGGCACCCCCGTAGGCACCGCCAAGGTGCTGGACGTTTACGAACACGCCGATAAGCAGTACCTCATCTACGAGATGCCTGACTTCTAACCACCACCTCCCCACACCCCCGGCACTGGTACCCGTGCTGGTGCCGGGGGTACTAACCCCGAAAGGACTATTACTGATGAGCTACGGCCTCCTAGATTACACCTTGAGTAGTTACGGTCTATACGACTTCCAAAACGTAGATTCTGGGCAAGTCTACGCCGCCCATAAACAGCTCCAGGAGGCGGGAGAACCCCCCACCCTCCGCAACTACCTCACGGAGCTGCTGAAAACCCACACGGGGCGAACCATCGGGTACCAGAGGAGCGAAGCCGGGGACGTGTACCGAATCTCCCGCGGAACCCGCACCACCTCCTACGACGCGCACGACCGACCCCTAGAGTTCATCGACTTCCTAGACCCCTACCTCCGCGCCCCGGCGAACAAACTTCCCGAGCTCAAGGGGTGGTACACCGAATCCGGGCGTTACGTACTCGAAGCGGGGGAAGTAGACGGCGAACCCTACATCATCTCAGTGTATGAAACGCCGTTTGATTGGGATAGGTAGTGTTGAGCGCACTCACTGACGAAGCCCACCTGCTCCTACTCAACTGGGCGCTGGTACTGGCGCTACTGCTCGCCAGCGCCCCGCCTGAACTACTCATCCGCTAACCGAAAGGACACGACGTGGACATCCCCGACAACGCCGACTGGCTCTTCGCCCTCTCCGACCTACGCCGAACCTGGCTTACCACCGGCGACCCCAAGCTCAAGTCCTGGCTCGACTGGGCGGTGGCGGAAATGTGCAAGGCCCGGCTCACTCACGAATTGCAGGCAGAGGTTGTCTACGGCCTTATCCAGGCGCTCTACCGCTACCCCGTGAAGCACCGCCAGGAGGCTCTAGCCGATGCATGTCGCACGCTCGGACGCTGGACCAACATACGAAGGGTAATCCGATGACTAACCTCTACACCGACGAACAACGAGAACGCATCAAGAAGACCATGCCGGACGTCTGGGCCGACGCCGTACACCGCGTATGGAACCTACGCCCCGACTCGCCTGACGTAGACTGGGACAACGCCCTCTGGAGCATCGACAAGCTTACCACCCTCCCGGCGGGTGTACACGAGATGGACCCCATCCGTAGCGTGTGGCTCTTCTCGGCAATGTGTATGGTCGAGATGCACGCCGAGCAGTTCCACCACAAGCTACAGTCCGGGGTCGTGTACCACCTCATCGCCGCCCTCATCTGCGACAAGTGGGTGCATCGCGTCCGAGAACTACGACATGCCGAGCGAAAGCTTGAAGCGTGGCGTGACACCCAACGAAAGGAGACCTCATGACCTACATGTACACCGACGAGAACCGCGAATGCATGGCCTCGATGCTCCCCGACTCGTGGCGCGACGCCTTCCGCAACGTCTGGAACCTGCACGCTGAGTCGTCTGACTCAGATAAGGCAGAAGCCACTAAGAAGCTCATTGACCTCGCGCTCTCCCAGCGCGAGCACGAGGTAGACCCGGAGAACGTAGCAGAGCTCAACTTCTCCTCCGCAATGGTAGTGCTGAACGCAGAGGAGTTCGGCAGCACCAAGCACGCCCTGGCTTGCTCCTACCTCCTTAAAGCGGCGGCGTGTGACAACCCCACCGAGCGACGACGCTGGCTCGAACTAGCCGAAGTCTACCTGCGCATCAGTGACCGCACCCAAGACTAGAAAGGATAACCCATGACCACCAAGTACACCCGCAACACCCTCGTACCTTTCAACAAACTGAAAGACTACGGCAAGATTGACCCGGAGCCGCGCGAGCGCATGGAAGCAATCATCGACCCGGAGCTGCTGACGCTGACCGAAGAGGAATCCGACCAGCGTGAATACCCGCTGGCCGCCTACACCCGAGCCGTGGCACTGGCCCGCTTCGGCTACGCATCCGTCTACCCCGGAGATGACTACGACGAGGTGATGATCCGAGAAGCCTGCTACGGTCCGGCAGAAGACGGCAAGCTGATTCTTCGCGTACTACAGACCAACTACATTGGTAAGGCTCCCTTCGAGTGCGCCGAAGATACGAGCAAGCTCATCGGGCTAGACCTCAACACCCCCTCGTCCCGCTACAGCCGAGTGGTCATCGACGCCTACCGGAACCCCCGCTCCGGGCGCTTCTACGTAGCCCTCGCCCGAAAGGAGGACTAATGCCACTGACCGAAGGCATGAAAATCATCTCGCACCGCACCCACCCGACGCGCCCCGAGTTCCACGTCGCCACCTGCGAAGTGTACGTCCAGTCCAAGAAGCGCGTCGAGAAGATGCCACTCATCTTCCGAGTCGCCGCTGATGAGCGGGGCATCCCCCGCCTGCACGTACACGTCGCCCAGCTTACCCGCATCATCGGAGCCGCCCCTGGCAGCTTCAATGGCTGGCTCCGTGGGCGAAGCGGAGACATGCGATGCGTCGGTCGCTTCCCGGCAAACGCCATCAAGGAGCTGACCGAAGAAGGGCGCGGCAACAGCGTAGACGCACAAGGCGTTACCCTTGAACACGCCGTCGTGCTGATGAACCACACCCCCGCCCGAGACAAGAACAAGGTCATGCCCTACCTACGCCGCTGGCTCAACGTCGTACTGCAAGGCTACCTCTACCCGAACTCGGCGCGTGTAACATCCCCTGACATCGTGGCCGCCGCGCTCAAGCCGTGGGACGCCGAGTCGGGTAAAGCGCGGCATGAAGCAAACCTAGCGCAAGAAGCCGCTAGGGTACTGACCGAGTGCTCCGAGAAGCTTGCTAAGCTGGCAGTGAAAGCACTGCAAGACAAGCGCGTACCGGGACGAGTCACCATCAGCCTGGCAACCCTGCGCTACGCAGTGCAACAAATCGAACAAAACTTCCACGAGGGGATGAAGAAGCAATGACACCCGAACCGATGAGTTACCACGACGTGAAGATGCTCGCTGGGTGGTACTACGAGAGCGAAGCTGAGAAGGAGCGTGAGGACTAATGGAGATCATTCTGTTCGTCCTGTTCCTCCTCTGGATCGCGAACATGTAAGGAGGATACGAAGATGCCCACCGAACTGAACCTGAAACCCGGTAGCCTAGTATCACTGCTGGTTGCGTCCCGCAGTGGGGGAGAGCTCCGCGTACCGGAAGCCCAGATCGCAAGCATCACCCCGGTGGTGCGCCCCGGTGAACCTTTCCGGTACGAGGTGATGGTGGAAATACTACCCGCCTTCCGTGGTTACGGCTACGCCAGCGACCCGCTGGAATACCGAATCCGCCGTGAAGAGATGCGCGGGGTACCGTGGATGTTGGCCCAACTGCGACACAACGAGGACTCCCTATCCATCCGGCAGCTTGCCTACCGCTACGCCCGTTCCGGGCAGCCGCATTACGGGCGCACGCCCCTCATTGAGGGGTATAAGAAGACCTACGCGATTCTAAAGATCGATAGGGTCGTTGAAGAGCGATGCTCCCCGCTACCAGAGTCACGTGTTGTGACGAATAAGGCCTTCCGGTTCGACGTCGCCCGTGCGCCACGGAGGGCTGAAACGTTCCTCTCCCCTCTCGATGAGCACCACTACCCGGAAGTTCGTAGCACCAGCTACGAAGCGCTCCTCGGGAAGGAGTTTGAAATTCCCGACTGGTACCCGATGCGCGTCGTACTTGTGCTCCCCAAGAGTGCAAGCTGTCCCCTCGGTTGTGTACTAGTCGAGTTCCAGAAGTAACCAAAGAAAGGAGGCGGGGTTTATGACTGACCGCCGCATCACCGTAAACCCCGCCGCCGTTTACGACGAGCTGGACAAGATTCACTCGTACCGGGAGATTATGCTCGGGCACCTCGCCTTCCTAAACTCCCACCCCGACAAGGCGGTAGCCGAAGCTGCCGCTCCCTTCACCCTCACCGCCTCCGAGTTCCTAGACTCCCTCAACGCACTGGAAGACCTGCTGACCGAGGAGTGGGACGAGGACGGGGACGATGATGACGACCTAGAAAGGATTGACGAATGACTGAGATCCCCGTATGGATCAAAGCAAACCTCATCTCGTTCGGAGCCGAACGCCCCGGACTGACCATGCTCACCAAGGAGCCCACCGACCCGAGCGCCTACCAACTCGCGTTCACCGCTCTGCCTGGCTTGTACACCCCCTCCTGGCAGGGCAACGAGCCGACGACCTACGGCGCAGACCCCGCCGACTACGGACTGCCCACCCTGTACTCCGCACAGGCGGAGAAGCCGGACTACTTCGGATTCGCTAACGCTATCCGACCTGTCGCCAACGACATCATCCTCAACAGCTTCGCAACCACGTTCAGCCGTGCGCTGCTGACCAGCATCGTCAATGTCTACGCATGGGCAAAGGCATCGCGATACTTCCCCGACGAGGACGAAGCCGCCCGAGGACGAAAGGAGCTGCGACTGCTCCAGGCGGCAGGTATCAAACTCCCCGACGACCTGGAGTGGGGCTCCCGCTCCGTCGTCCGCAACCAAGCGTTCACCAACGCCCTGAACAAGCTCAAGCTCTCCGCCCCGGAGCCCGTGGAGGGCGTGAATGACCTGTACACGGCGACTCTGACGGTGGAAGATACGGAAGGAACTCATGACTAACTCCCCGAACCTCGGGAAGCACGGAAAGCTCTATGACATCCCGGCTATTGCCTCCGCTACGGGCTACACCCGCGGAAATATTTACCACGCTCTCAGTGCGCAGAACTTCCCGGCACCGGCGGTGACCTACAACCGAGGCAAGGGGCTCGGTGAGGGGCGACTCTGGCGCGAAGAGGACATCCTGGCATGGGCAGGGCTAACCATGTCGCAGAAGATGCGAGGCGGGGGGGCACGCGTACCGGACGTGGCCCACATTGAGGACTACGCTACCGGCGACGGCTCCGGACTCATTGTCTGCACCATCACCGGAGGCGCTGACGGCCTCCTGAACGCCGCAAAGTCCGTGGAGTACTCAGCAGGTGGGCTAACCCGTGAAGAAGCCGCTGAGGTGGCGTTGAAGGCCGCACAGGGGGCATCCCGTGCCGAAGCGTAGCAAGAAACGTACCGGGTGGGGGCCCAAGAGCGGTCTCACCTACCAGCAATCCCCGCAATGGCGGAAGATTCGACTCGACGTGCTCAAGAGAGACGGTTTCCGGTGTAGGGCAATCAATGCTGTGACGGGGGAGCGCTGTACAGCCAAGGCGACCGACGTAGACCACATCAACGGCCCGAGCAATGACCTAAGCAACCTCGCTGCGCTGTGCGGGCACCACCACCGGCGCAAGACCAGCTCCGAGACTGCCCGGAAGAACCGAGAGAGCCTGCAGAAGCTTAGGCGAATGTCTGGACAGACGGTCCGAGGTCTGGGCGGGCGAGAAATACTCCGCAAGGACGCACCGCTCGGCGCTCGCATCGACTGGAGTAAGTACAAGGCTTCGGGTAAACTTGGAAGCGCTATAGGTAGAGTTACCGAAAGCGACTAGGGATATACGGGAGAGCCACCCATGAGCAGATGTTCATAGGTGGCTTTTCTGTACCCCCCGAACCGGGGCTTACCGGCTAACTTCTACATAAACTTTCCGTACGCGCGAGTTTTAGGGTCATTTAGCGCCAAACCCCTAGTCAGTGCGTTTTGACCCTAAAAAATTTTAGGGTCAAACTAGGGTCATTTTAGGGTCAATGACCCTTAATTTAGCGTCAATGGAGAGTCAGCTCACACAGAAAATAGAGGCTATGTGACCACCGACACTACACCTAGTGACCGCGCTCACAACAGGTAGAAAAACCACGTGAGCTACCTCTCCACAAATCCAAATTTTAGGGTCAATGACCCTAAAATGACCCTAAAATGACCCTAAATGGCGCTAAAAAATTTTAGGGTCAAAACGCACCGACTAGGGGTTTGGCGCTAAATGACCCTAAAACTAAAAAAGTTTATATACTTTTCTGGCGACCGCGCAGAAAGGACCTCCGCACCATGACCAAAACCCCCCTCGAAAAGGACGTCGAGAAGTACCTCGTAAAGCAGTGCGCTAAGCGCCGCTGGCTCATCTACAAGTTCCTCTCCTCAGAGACGGGGGTACCCGACAGGATCGTAATCCTACCCGGCGGGGTGGTCTGGTTCCTCGAACTCAAGCGAGCGCGGGGCGGCAGGCTCTCTGCCAGACAGAAACACATCATCAACAAACTCGACACCCTCGGCGCGAACGTCGCTGTGCTCTACGGGCACGAAGGCGTAGCGCAGTGGCTCGCAGACCGCGACAGCGAGCGCTAGACGAAAGGACCGCATCATGACCACCGACCCTATCCTGTTCGCTCGCCCCTACCAGGTGGAGGCGATCGACCATCTCCACAAACCCGGCAAGGGCAAGGCCCTCATCCTTGATATGGGCCTTGGTAAGACCTTCATCTGCCTGCAGGCGCTCACGAAGGCACACCTGCCCGCCCTCATCGTCGCTCCGAAGCGCGTCGCTGAGTTCTCCTGGGCAGCAGAGCGCGACAAGTGGGCGTCGCACCTGTCCATCACCGTTGTGAAGGGCACCCCGCAGAAGCGAGCCGCTGCTCTCGCCGTGGACGCAGACCTGACCATCATCTCGCGCGAGAACCTGGCGGAGGCCGCGCAGAAGGCGGCCTCGGGTTACTTCAAGACCCTCATCATTGACGAGCTCTCCGGCTACAAAAACCAGGCCACCCAGCGTTTCAAGGGTGCATCCATCATCACGCCCTTCGTAGACCATGTGTGGGGTCTGACCGGCACGCCCACCCCCAAGGGACTTATGGATCTGTATGCTCAGATCAAGTTGCTGGATGGTGGGCTGGCGCTGGGCCGCACGCTCACCACCTTTCGTCAGCGGTACTTCCACCCGACCCAGCGCTTCGGCAGCTTTACTGACTGGGTGCCGAAGCCTGGAGCCGACAAGAAGATTTACGATGCTATTGCTCACCTTGCCCTGTCGATGGGCACCGAGGGTCGCGTCGAGCTGCCCGAGGTCACCTACGTTACTCACCCGGTACGCATGACGGCGACCGCAGTGAAAGCATACAAGAAGATGCGAGATGAAATGAGCGTCTGGCTCGCCTCGGAGGGCGAGGAAATCTCCGCTCAGAACGCCGCTGTCGCCTCTAGCAAGCTCTCACAGATCACCAGCGGCTTCTTGTACCAGGAAGCCGACATCGACGCTCCAGCGAGCGCTGAGCGCCCGTTCGTCCAGCTTCACCGTGCCAAGCTCGACAAGCTGGAGGACTTGGTGGAAGCCGCCAACGGCTCCCCGGTGCTGGTCTTCTACCGCTTCGCCGCCGAATTGCAGATGCTCAAGGCGCACCCGAAGCTCGGCCCGCTCGTGAGCACCGTCAAGGACAAGAACTTCGTGGACCGCTGGAACAATGGTGAGATTCCCATCCTCGCCGCGCACCCCGAGTCGATTGGTCATGGTCTGAACCTGCAGAAGGGCGGCCACATCGCCGTCTGGCTGTCCCTGCCCTGGAGCAGTGAGGCGTGGCTGCAGTCCAACAAGCGCCTTCACCGCAGTGGACAGGAGCACCCTGTTACTATTCACATCCTTGAGGTTCCGAACTCCATTGACGAGCACGTTTACGCGCGCCTGACTCACAAGGTGGACGCACAGCAGGCTCTCCTGGACTACCTCAAGAAGGAGGAAGTGTAGACTGAGAGCGCAAAGAAAAACCCCCGGAGCTATGAACTCCGGGGGTACACCCACCACTGAAAATAGTGGCTCAACCAAACGACATTAGGAGCTATAGTACCATGTCCGTACTCTCCCCGGCAACGACCACGACTGCCGCCGCGGTCCGCGCAGAGAAGCGATTCCCTGTCGAGGTAGCACAGGGCACCAGCGCGAACACCACCGCCCTGCAGTACAGCATTGACGACTTCCTCGACATGCTCCGCTCACCCGGCACGCAGAAGAACGCTCGCTCGTATCTGCCCGGCGAGTTGCGCGGGCACCACCGTAGCGGCGATAACGTGATTGGCCGTAGCGTCATCACCCTCGACCTGGACGGAGCCTCCGCAGAGGGCTTCACGGAGCTTTTGAGCTACCTCGATGGCGTAGCGGTGCTCTGGCACACGACGTACTCACACTCGCCGCAGAAGCCCTCGTACCGCGTGCTCATTCCGCTGGATGGGATGGTGCCTCCCGATGTTTACTCCCGCATCGTGTGTGAAATCATGCGCGCCGTGCCTCAAGCGGCGATTGATGCCGCGAGCGCCACGCCGAGTCAGATCATGTTCACTCCGGCGGCGAAGGATGCGAGCCTGTACGAGTACGGGAGCGAGCTGAACCGCCCGTTGGCCTCCGGTGCGCTGTTTCAGAGTGCTCCAGACACCCCTGGAGCCGCCGTGCCGATGGGACGAGTGCGCAAGAAGGACCCGCTGACGCTCAAGGGCATCGCCGGGGAGTTCTGCAGGCACTACCAAGACCTCGACGAGCTGATCGAGGTGTTCAAGCTGCCCTACGAGCGTGTCGGTAGCCGGTTCCGGTACACCCACGCCGATAAGAGCTCCGCTCCGGGCATGAGCCCTCTGCCGGACGCCCCGCTGCTGTTCTTCTCGAACCATCGAAGCGACCCGGCGAGCGGACACGCGCAAAATGCCTTCGATTTGGTGCGTATCCACCGCTTCGGAGAGCTGGACGCAGGCTATGAGGGTGCAATCATCCACGCGCCGTCCTCCCGAGCCATGAAGGACTTCCTGAGCACGCATGAGGACTTCCGACAGCGCCGAGCCACCGCCGCCTACGAGCAGGTCTCCCGCCCCGCTGTCGCCGGTAGCCCGCTGACCGTCTCTGAGGACTATTCCACCCTTACGCAGGAGCCTGAGCCTGCTGTAGAGGCGGAGGAAGAGGAAGACCTGGGTGAAGGGGAGCTCGAATGGACGAAGAAGCTGCTTCGGCACGAGAAGACCCTGCAGGTTGAAGACCGCATCGAGAATTATGACTTGATTTTCATGCACGACCCCATCTTCAAGTCCCTTTGGTGGAACGTGCGCGGTGATTATGAGGCGATTATGGGCGAAGACTACGATCTGAGGGACGGAAGCCCGCCGCAGGTGAACAATGCTGACGTTAGCGGCCTCAAAGACCATATCGAACGGCAGTACCAGATCCGGCGCGTCACCCGACAGCGAGTGGATGACCTTCTCGGGCGCGTTCGACGTGAGCGGCGCATCGACCCGGTAAAGAAGTACCTGCAGAGCCTCACCTGGGACGGCATACCCCGCCTGGAGACGTGCCTACCCGGTGCTGAGGACACCCCGTATAACCGCATGGTCGCTAAGCGGGCCCTGCTCGGAGCGGTAGCACGTGCGTTCAAGCCTGGATGCAAGGTAGACCAGTCCCTCATCCTCTACGGCGGGCAGGGCGTAGGTAAAACCACCTGGATTGAGCGCATGGCTCGCGGATACACCGCCAGCCTGGGCGACATCCAGAACAAGGACACTCTCATCTCGGCTTCGCGTTCGTGGATTATGGTGTCGGATGAAGGCCACGCACTGAACAACGCGGACTTCAACGAGCTCAAGGACTTCTTGACCAGGCAGAGGGACGTGTACCGCCTTCCTTACGACAGGTCCGCAACCGAGGTGCCGCGCCGCTGGGTTGTGTGGGGTACCACCAACGACCCGATGATGCTTCGCGAGCGCGACGGTAACCGACGCTTCCTCATCGTCGATGTACTAGAGCAGATGGACTTCGATAAGTACACCCCCGAGTATGTAGACCAGGTGTGGGCTGAGGCAGTGGCTCTGTACCAGGAGGGTGAGCGCCCCGTGCTCTCTCCTGCAGAGGAAGTGCTGGCAGAGCAGGCTCGGAAGTCACACACGATGGAAGACAACCTCGTGGCGACCATCACCGAGGCTCTGGAGTCCCCCGTGCCTCTGGCGTGGGAGCGTATGTCCCTGCCCGAGCGTATTATCTGGTTCCAAGCTAAGGACATGGACGCGGAGGATAAGTCCGTACCCACGGCTCCCCGTTCGTTCATCACACCCGCCGCCGTGTGGGTGGAAATCATGCGTAAGAGTCTGCCCGACATGTCCTTGCGTGACCAGAACCGCATTACAGCCGCCCTGGTCAGCCTCACTCGTAAGGGTGTGCTGGTCCAGGAAGAAGGAAGGCAGCGCGTCGGATGCTACGGCTATCAGACGGTCTTCCGCACGGCCTTCGCTGACTAAGCGTGGGCTATCTCACCAACGCCCGCTTGAAACGGTGGCGGTTCCGGTGCAATACTGGAATCAACCCGCCTCAAGCGGGCCCTACATGAAAGGAAATTGAATCATGACTCCCCTCAACTCTGAGGCAAGCGCCGCCGCCATGACGGACGCGGCCACCATCATCATCAAGGAGTTGCAGACCATCGCCGCCTCCTTGGAGGATTTGACCAAGCGCGTTGAAGCGCTTGAAAGCGGTGGCACCCCCACCCGAGAAGTCACCTTCGAGCAGATGCGAGCCGCCGTCCAAGAGCTGCAGGACCTCGCCGGAGCGCAGGCACTACCGCTCGTGCAGACTGTGCTCTCCACCCGAGGCTTCTCTCGGGTATCGGAGGTCCCGGTAGCAGACCGCGCCGACATCCTGCGCAAGCTGGAGCGCGAGATTGCGAACCGAAAGAACGGCGCGGATGCCTGACGTTCACGCCAAGCTGTCCCCCTCATCCAGCCACCGCTGGCTCAACTGCACGAAGTCCTTCGACCTGATCGAGTCGGCTAAGGTGCCCGAGCAGACAGCAGGTCTGGCGGCTGAGGAGGGAACTCTAGCCCACGCCGTGCTGGAGAACCTAATGAAGCAGGCACTCGGTAAAGTCTCTGCTGCGGAGTTCAAGGCAGAGCGCAAGCGTCTAGCCGAGGAAGCCGAGAAGCTTCTCGGGCGACCGGCAATTTCCGAGATGGAGAAGTTCGCCGCCGGGCAGGTCGAGTTCATCCTTGACCTGCTCCGGGACGACCCGAACGCCGCAGTGCTCATCGAGCAGCGGGTATGGGTTACCGAGCAGTGCTTCGGAACCGCCGATGCGATCGTCGTCAGTGGCACCACCCTGTACGTTATCGACTACAAGTATGGCGTGGGTCTGCCGGTGAGCGCGGTCGAGAACTCGCAGTTGCTCCTCTACGGAGCAGGTGCCCTGCGCTTCTGGGATCTTGTCTACGACATCCAGCAGGTCGAGCTCCACATCTTCCAGCCGCGCCTGCATAGCCACAGTGAATTTAGGCTGTCCGCAGACGAGCTGCGTAGCTGGGTGGACACGAAGGTGCTACCTGCTATTGATGAGATTAATTCCTCCACCGGCTCGTTCTGTCCGAGCGATAAGATTTGCCAATGGTGCCCCGCCAAGGCAATCTGCTCGGCGCGAGCGAACGCAATGTGGGGATTCCTACTACAAGAAGGGATGCTGACTGATGACTGAGGCCCCGGTCCTTGCACCCGTAGGCGAGCTGACTGTCAAGCAGCTTGCTATGGTCGCCCTGAACGCCCAGGCGATTAAGAAATGGCTCACCGACGTTGAGGAGCATGTGCTCACTCAGGCGTATGACCACGGGGTGAAGTTCCCCGGACTCAAGGTCGTGCGTGGCTCCTCGCGGCGAACCATCCCCGACCCCGAGGGCTTCCTCCGCGCCCTTGAAGAAGGTGGAGTGAGCACCGACGGGCTCAGCCAGACGATCGTGAAGCTGGAAACCATCACCGTATTGGAGCGCAAGCTCAAGACGAAGTTGGAAGACACCCCGGCAAGCGAGTTCGTCACCAAGACCACCGGAAAGCTTGCTCTCGCCCCGGAGAGCGATAAGCGACCGGCAGAAATCAAGGCCGAAGCTGCTGCTACGGCTTACGAAAACCTCGAAATCTAACCACTGAAAGGAAACCAATCCAAATGGCTACCACCGCAATTACTCTTGGCCGCGTCCGCTTCTCCTACGTCAAGCTCAAGGAACCTTCCCGCGTTACCCCCGACGGAAAGCGTGAGTACGTCCCGCAGTCCACCGTAGACCGCATCATTGCCGAGCAGGGCAAGGACAGCAAGGAGATCGCAGATCTCAAGTACGGCATCAACCTGATTATCGGCAAGGAAGACAAGCAGGCAGGCTCCGACAAGCTGATTATGGAAGCCTTGGGCGAGAAGGTCGAGATCGCGATTACCGAAGCGGTCGAAGCGAAGCGCATCACCAAGGCTCAGGCAGAGCAGCTGCGCAAGCACTGGTTCGACAAGGGCGCGCTGAACATCGCGTCGAACGGTAACCTCAAGACCACCATCCGAGACAGCGACACTCAGGGTGACGAGCCCTCCCCGGCGCACCTGGTGAACACCTACAACTTCAACATCTCCCCCGGTGCTAAGCGCGGCCAGGTACCGACTTTCAAGTGGGGTGTAAACCCGACCACCAATAAGCAGGGTCCGGTCAGCGTGGACGTTGAAGAGATTCACTCCGGTGACTACGGCTTTGTCGAGCTGGTGCCCTTCGTCTACAAGTTCGCAGGCTCCACTGGTCTGACCTTTTTCCTGAACTCTATCCTCAAGACTCAGGACGGCGAGCGCCTGGACGGTACCCGTGACGCGGGGGCCGCCTACGAGGGCATGGGCGACTACATGGCAGAGGTAGCAGACGAGGGCGCATCGGAGTTCTCGGCGGCTCCGGCTGAGTCTATCGACGACGTGCTGTAGACTGTAACTATTCCACACTAACCCCCGGCACGGATTTCTACCCACGTGCCGGGGGTTTCCTCTAGGAGACTTACATGGAAACACTGCTGTTCATCGACTTCGAGACGTACTCTTCGGTGAACCTGCGCGACTGCGGCGCGTACCCGTACATGGCATCCACTGACTTCGCGCCCCTCATCATGACGTACCGCTACGGCGTGGACGGTCAGACGAAGATCGCGCAAGGCGAGGCCGAGATCAAGTGGGCATTGCGCGGGCTGAACGAACGCGAGCATGTCACCTTCGTCGCGCACAACGCCAACTTCGAGCGCCAGGTGCTCTCTCGCATCTTCGACTACGCTCCGGGTACCTTCATCCCCCCGGAGCGCTTCATCGACACTATGGCGATGGGCCGCGCACTAGGCTTCCCCGGCAGCCTGGCTGACCTGGCTCGCGCCCTGCATGTGGAGGAGAAGGACTCAGCGGGCACTGCCTTGATTCAGCTGTTCTGCGTTCCGAGCAAGAAGACCGGGCGCGCGGCCACCCCCGAGGAGCGACCCGAAGAGTGGGCGGCCTTCTGCCGCTACGCTATCCAGGACGTCGATACGATGGTTGCGGTCTACACGGCGCTGACCACCCGGTACGGTGGCTTCCCCAAGGGGGAGCGCGAGGTGTGGAACGCTGACCAGCGCATCAACGACCGGGGTATTCTGGTGGACGCGGAGCTGGCGGTTCGGTGTATGGACATCGCCGCCGTCGTCAAGGACTTGCACCTGCGTCATATGGGTGTCATCTCTGGGCTTGCCAACCCGAACTCGACCGCTCAGGTCGTGGCCTGGGTGAACCGCCGCCTGGTTGAGGCGGGCGTGATGGATGGGCAGAACGACATACCAGTGTTCAAGGATACGGGCGCACCCCTCAAGAGCGTGGACAAAGCGTCCGTGGCTTACCTACTGTCCCGAACCGACCTGCCGCGAGACGTGCGTACCTTCCTCGAAGAGCGCGCCGCCTCCAATGCGGCGAGCGTCGCTAAGTTCAAGGCGATGACGAACCGACTCGGCGTGGGCAACCGCGTTCGTGGCACCATCCAGTACTTCGGCGCGCACACCGGGCGATGGGCTGGGCGCGGTGTCCAGCTGCAGAACCTCCCGAGTGTCACCGCGGGCGACGACGAGAAGACCCAGGCGTTCGTAGACCGCGTGATGAACGAGCCTGCCGAGAATTTCAGCATCTCGGAGCTCAAGCCGCTCATTCGTGGCGCGCTCATGGCACCTGCAGGGCAGACCCTCACCGTCTGTGACTACAGCGCGATTGAAGCGCGCGTGCTGGCGTGGCTCGCCGGGGAGGAGTGGGTGCTCGAAGCGTTCCGAGCTGGCCGAGACATCTACATCGAGACCGCCGCCCGAATGTTCCATGTGCCCTACGAGGAAGCGAAGCCTCTGCGTAAGAAGGGTAAGGTTGCAGTCCTCGCGCTGGGCTACGGCGGCGGCCTCAATGCGCTCAAGGTGATGGGTGCAGAGGGCACCGATGCGGAGCTTGAAGAGATCAAGCAGACGTACCGCGCGGCTAACCCGCGCATCGCGAAGTTCTGGGCTGATATGGACCGCGCAATGCGCAACCGTTCCGGGCGCGTCGGTGAGTACATCACCGTCCACCCGAAGGCTAACGGGCTGGTCACGATCAAGCTGCCCAGTGGCCGCGAGCTGTTCTACCACAAGCTCCACTTCCGCACCGTAAACAAGTTCGATAAGGAAGTGGAGGCTCTGCACTTCCTCGACCCCAAGAGCCACCGCGCCGTCATCCCCACCTACGGAGGGCGACTGACCGAGAACGTGACGCAGGCGGTGGCCCGCGACGTTCTGGCTCATGCTCTGGTGAACCTTGACCGGGAGAACGTGCCGGTCGTTGCGCATGTGCACGATGAGGTCATTGCCGAAGGCGGGGTAACCGTGGAGCGAATGAAGGAGCTGATGGGCGCTGGTCCCGGTAACCCGCTCGCCCCGCCGTGGGCTGAAGGTCTGCCGCTCGCGGCAGAAGGCTACTACTGCGCGCGCTATCGGAAGGAGTAAGGATGCGTCACGTATCTGTCCCCGCGCCACGAACACCACCGCCGATACCTCGACCTGCCCGGTGCGTCTCGTGTCGGGTGCCGTGGGAGACAATCAACCCCCGGTGCGAGACATGCATCCACCGTGCGTACAAGGCAACGCTCGACCTCATCGAGGCACTAACATGGGATTACGGGTACAACTATTCGGAACAGTTGGAGCTGACCGGGGACGTATCCAAGAGCATTATCGAGAAAGGAATCCTGAACATGGAAGCCGAAGCACCGCGAGCTGATCTGGCGATTGACCCCATCAACCCCGACCACTACGCCCCTATCTTTTGGGTGGACCTGGAGAAGCACATCAACAAAATGCCGTACTTCGCAGGCGCGGCGCTAAAGTACCTGTGGCGCGCGCCGAGCAAGAACGGCGCGGAGGATTTGGACAAGGCGCGCAAGTGCCTACAGCTCCACCTGCAGTACGCGATGTGGACTCGCGAGCGCCCGACTCCGGGTGTTGCAGGACTCATCGTTGAGATGGAGCGTGAGTGGGATAAATATCTTACGGATGATAACGTTCCTACGCTCCGCAAGGCGCAGCTTCGAGCACTGCTGACCGCCGCGAAGTGGCTCGCTGGGTACGACGCGGAACCGAGCCACGCGATCAACGAGTACCAGGCCGCTCTTCGGGGCGCATAGCAAAAACCCCCTCACACTGACAGCTACGAGTGTGAGGGGGTTCCTCTACATGAAAGGCGTAGGAGCCTTCCGAAATAGTATAGCAGAGTGGCTATACCGGGATGATGACCGGCGCTGTACTCTTCGAGTGCTTCCGGTCGCACCTGCGCAGGTGGGGGCTTACGCCCCTGAGACTCCTAGTATATCAGATCCGCGGCTCGGTGGGTTCCTTCGCTTCGCTCAGGACACCCTGAACCTCCGTTCCGTGGTCAGACTCCGCAAGAGGGTTGGTCGGGGCGGGGGCCTCCATCAGTGCGGCGACGACAGCTGCCGCCACCTTGTCGAGGTTCGGTTCCTCCGGCGCAGTCTTGACGTTGCGGATGGCCATAATCATTCCGCCGATGTTCGGCAGCAGCACCACGAGGAGTGCCACCCACAGGTCCGCCTTGTCGGGGGTGATGATGCCGTAGGCTACAGCAAGCGCAGAGATTGCGGTAATCACGCCGTAGCTGGCTAGACGCTTGCCTGCGTTCACGTCATAGTTCTTGTTCATAATTTCCTTCCTAGTTGAAGAAGCCCGAGCCCCACGTAGTGTCGTTCCGACCGTCGTCGGGGCCGACGGCAACGAAGCGCCGCTCGCCGCTGTAGGAGACGTAGCTGATCCAGGCGTAGCCGTTCGCGAGAACGTAGGAGTCGTAGCGAATCGGGGCGCCAGGCTGGTACTTCGCGACCGCGGGGCTGTCCGGGTCAAGGTCGCGGCTGACCTCAAGCTCGCGGTCCGGGTAGAACACTCCGGTCATTGCCACACGGCGGGGTGCTGCAGGAGCCGCCTGAGCTACGGATGCCGCACGGGGGGCAGGTGCAGGCTCATTGACCGACCCTCCAGTACCTCCAGTGTGCGCCTGTACGCGCTCCATGAAGAAGTCCCACGGGAAGTTGGGGCCGGGGTCGCTGTGGTCGGTCTCGCGGAAGACTCGTGCCAGGGATGCGTGGGTGGTGATGCCCGCCTCGCCTCGGGCAACCTGCTCATCGGACAGGACACGCACGGGGATGCCGTGGCGCTTGCAGATGTCTGCAGTCAGAGCAGCGGTACGCTCCAGCATGGCGCGGGAGTAGTCGTCCAGCCAGTCAGCGCGAGACTGCGCGGCTCGGCCTGCCATTTCAATCTGGATTCCGTTCAGGTTACCAGTCGGGCCGGAAGCCCAAGCGTAGTCGCCTTCATTCACGCACTGGACGATGGAGTTGTCGTCCACGCAATAGTGGGCGCTCGCCTGCGCGTTGGGGTTGGTGAACCAACCCGCGCCGATGTTCTCCGCGATGGAACTGTTCTCGCCAGT